GATAAGAGAGATGATAGAGGCATCATTGTCCGGAGGATAGAGGTTCAGACCCAACAATCGACCTTCTTGTACGAGCTGCTTCTTCTGGGCATAATTGGCAAAGTTGACCCTCCCAGACTGAATCTGGTATTTGATGGTATAATCCAACTTTGGAGCCCTGTTGATGGACATATTCCCTACTATAAGACTTTCATTAGAATTTATGTAGAAATTCTAATGAGATTGATTGGTTAGATTTAAGCAGAATATTTAGCTAGGAAGATATTTGTGCTTCCAGCATTTGACAATGTTCCAAAGGTAGAAACGTAGACAACTCCTCCAGATACATTGCTGTAATTATTTATTGTAAGGGGTGCTGAATTATATTGACCCGAAACGTATACATTACCATACAAATCGGTTGCGATAGATGAATCGGACTCCGTACTCGTTCCGCCAATTCGTGTAGTCCACTGGGCTAATCCTGATGAATTGTATTTGGCCAAGAAAATATCTATGGATCCAGCATTTGACAATGTTCCAAAGGTAGAAACGTAGACTACTCCTCCAGATACATTGCTGTAATTATTAAGTGTAAGGGGTGCTGATTGATAATGACCCGAAACATAGACATTTCCATTCGAATCTGTTGTAATAGATGGAGTTTGTTCAAAATTCGTTCCACCAATTCGTGTAGTCCACTGGGCGAACCCTGATGAATTGTATTTGGCCAAGAAAATATCTGCACCTCCAGCATTCGACAATGTTCCAAAGGTAGAAAGGTAGACTACTCCTCCAGATACATTGCTGTAATTATTTATTGTAAGGGGTGCTGAACTATATTGCCCTGCAATATATACATTTTCATACAAATCGGTTGCTATAGATGGAATAGAATCAATGCTCAATCCACCAAGTTGGGTAGCCCACTGGGCTAACCCTGATGAATTGTATTTGGCCAAGAAAATATCTGTGCTTCCAGCATTTGACAATGTTCCAAAGGTAGAAACGTAGACTACTCCTCCAGATACATTGCTGTAACTATTTATTGTAAGGGGTGCTGAACTATATTGCCCTGCAATATATACATTTCCATACAAATCAGTTGTGATATATGCACTAGACTCAGCACTCGTTCCGCCAATTCGTGTAGTCCACTGGGCTAATCCTGATGAATTGTATTTGGCCAAGAAAATATCTATGGATCCAGCATTTGACAATGTTCCAAAGGTAGAAATGTAGACTACTCCTCCAGATACATTGCTGTAATTATTTATTGTAAGGGGTGCTGAACTATACTGACCCGAAACATAGACATTTCCATACAAATCGGTTGCTATATATGTATTATTGTCAGTAATCGTTCCACCAATACTTGTAGTCCACTGGGCTAACCCTGATGCATTGTATTTAGCCAAGAAAATATCTGCAATTCCAGCATTTGACAATGTTCCAAAGGTAGAAACGTAGACTACTCCTCCAGATACATTGCTGTAATTATTTATTGTGAGTGGTGCAGATTGATAATCGCCCGAAACATATACATTACCATTTGAATCGCTTGCGATAGATGGAATAGACTCAGAACTCATTCCACCAATTCGTGTAGTCCACTGGGCTAACCCTGATGAATTGTATTTGGCCAAGAAAATATCTGTGCTTCCAGCATTCGACAATGTTCCAAAGGTAGAAACGTAGACTACTCCTCCAGATATATTGTTATAATTATTTAACGTGAGTGGTGCGGATTGATATTGCCCAGAAGCATATACATTTCCATTCAAATCCGTTGTGATAGATGGAGTAGAATCAATGCTCAATCCACCAAATCGTGTGGCCCACAAGGCTGTACCCATAGGAATCAAAGGAATAACGGAAATACCTGCAGAAACAGCTCCAGCCCCATTTGCATTCACAGCTTTGAGTTTAATAGTATAACTCACGCCATTTGTCAAACCCGTAATCGTTACAGGGCTGCTAGTCACCGCAGGACTAAAAGCTGTAAACGTGACTCCATCGTCCGTAGAGTACTGGTAATTCGTAATGGCACTTCCTCCGCTAAATCCAGGAGTAAAGGAAATGGTCGCTTGTGCATTTCCAGCAACACCTATTAATCCAGTAGGAGCATCAGGAGTTGTCGAAGTCGGCGGCAAAACAATCTCCTCCAAATATCCTGCAAGTTCTTCAGGAGTTGTATTTAGTTCTCCTTCCTTGATAAGAGAGATGATAGAAGCATCATTGTCCGGAGGATAGAGGTTCAGACCCAGCAATCGGCCTTCTTGTACAAGCTGTTTCTTTTGGGCATAATTGGCAAAGTTGACCCTCCCAGACTGAATCTGGTACTTGATGGTATAATCCAACTTTGGAGCCCTGTTGATGGACATCTAACGTTCTTTTATAAAAATGATTATTGCTTATATTTTGCCAAGAAAATGTCATTGCCACCTGAATTAGATAAAGTTCCAAAGGTTGAAACATAGACTGCTCCAGCACTAACATTTCTGTAATTATTTAAAGTGAGTTGTGCGGAATTATAAGTTCCTGTGATATAAATATTTCCAAAAGTATCTGCGGATGGCATTGAAAAACTTTCAACACCAGTTCCTCCAATACTTGTAGCCCATTGGGCTATACCAGATGAATTAAATTTGGAAAGGAATATATCCTCTTGTCCAGCATTTGATAGAGATCCGAAGGAAGATAGATATACTATTCCATTTGAAACATTGCTATAATTATATATTGACAAGTTTGAAGATGCAAATGTGCCAGAAATATATACATTATCATTTTGGTCTGAAGATATTGCGACATTTGTTTCAGAGCCAATTCCATTCATGGTAGTAGTCCATTGAGCTGCACCAGATGTATTGTATTTTGCTAAAAAGATATCAAATCCTCCAGAATTTGATAAAATATTTCCAAATGTAGATGTATAAATCACACCTGCACTAATATTGCTATAATTATTGATTAATAGTGGAACAGCATCGTATTGACCAGCAACATAAATACTTTGATTCGAAAATACAGACAAAAATACATCGGTTTCACTGCCTGTACCTGTAATATTAGTAACCCATTGTGCAGAACCTATAGAATTGTATTTTGCCAAAAATAAATCAACAGCACCTGAATTTGATAAACTTCCAATAGTTGATATTGTAATTATACCACTGCTCACATTGCTAAAATTATTGATCGATAGATTCAAACTATTAAATTGTCCTGCTATATATACATTACACAGCATATCTGAACCTATTACAGGTAATGTTTCAGAACTATTTCCTCCTATCGATGTTGCCCACTGCACTACACCAGACGAATTGTATTTTGCCAAAAAGATATCAAATGTATTTGTTCCCACAATTGGTAAGAATCCAAATGAAGATGTAATAATTGTTTGTGAAGATACATTACTAAAACTATTGATTGTTATTTGTGAACTATTGAAATGTCCTGAAACATATACATTACCAAAAACATCTGCCGTAACGAATGGACTACGTTCTGCATCGAATCCACCAATTAATGTAGCCCATTGAGCAGAACCTGCAGAATTGTATTTTGCCAAATAGATATCATATGGACTAAATCTACGTATTGATCCAAATGTAGATAAATAAATATTACCACTATCCCAATTACTAAAACTATTATATGTTACATTTTGACTAAATGAATGACATGCAATATAGATATTATCATCAGAATCTGTAGCTATTATTGGGACTTCTTCGTCACTAGGACCCGAAATAGTTGTTGCCCATTGCACAATACCATTTGAATTGTATTTTGCTAGGAAAATATCTGCACCTCCAGAATTTGTTAAAGTTCCGTATGTAGATGTGTAGATTATTCCATTGCTATCTGTAAGATAATTATTAAGTGTCAACGGAGAGCTATTGTATTGACCAGCTATATACACATTTCCTTGTGAATCTTTCATAACTGATGAAAACCTATCAACACTTGTACCCGCAATAGAAGTTGCCCACACTGCATTTCCTGAAGGTGGTGTTGGAGTCACGGATATGGGACTTGAAGCAGAACTTGCCCCATTTGCATTTACAGCTTTGAGTCGTATTGTATATGTAACTTCATTTGTTAGAGGAGTTGTACCATCTGAGGACAAGGTTGTAATAATTACAGGGCTTGTCGTAACTGCAGGACTAAAGGCTCTAAATGTTACACCATTATCCGTCGAATATTGATAATTTGTAATAGCGCTTCCTCCATTTGATCCAGGAGTAAATGATATTGTAGCCTTTTTAGTTCCTGGTGTTGCTGATAAATTTGTGGGAGCATCTGGAGTAGTGGAAGGAGTTACTGAGACATTGGAGGATTGAGGACTTGTACCATTTGCATTGGATGCCTTGAGCCTTATAGGATAGGTTGTTCCATTCAAAAGAGTTGTAAAAGGGGCTACAGAAATGTTTGTAATTGTTATGGGGCTATTGGAGTCTGCTGGACTAAAGGGGACAAAGTTGGAACCATCATTGGTTGAATAGAGGTAGTTCGTAATTGGGCTTCCTCCATCTGATCCAGGAGTAAAGTTAATGATTGCAGAGGCATTGCTAGAAACACCAGATAAATTAAAAGGTGCATTGGGTAAAAGAATACCACCATAATACCTCGCCAAGAATATACTTGGATCTCCTGTTCGAGACATGCTGGCAAACGTAGTCAACTCTACGCTTCCGCTGTTTACACCTATAAAATCGGTAAGCGCCAATGATGAACTCTTATATTGTCCAGACATATACACATATCCAGTTGGATCTGCAGAAATTGTTATCAATGTATCATCGTCTCCAGATCCTCCAACTCTTGTAAACCACTGGGCCGTACCATTCGAATTGTATTTGGCCAAGAAAAAGTCGTAATATCCAGAGGTTCCCATTGATCCGTAAGCAGCTGTTTCAATAGTACCGCTATTATTACTACTAAAATTGTAGGCGGTTATACCATAATCAAAATGTCCTCCAATATAGGCATTACCATTAATATCAATCGTTAATGCAGGATTTTGAATTACACTACCAGAAACTTTTGTGGCCCATTGCACCTGGCCATTAGAATTGTATTTTGCCAAGAAAGCACCGCTATCCTCTGTGTTTAGTATAGATCCATAAGAGGATACTATAACTTCTCCACCTGAAACATTGCTAAAACTATAGAAGTTTACAGAAGAATAATTATAATTTCCTGTAATATAAATATTTCCGCTGGAATCTATTTTAATTTCAGGAGCCTGTATTGCATTTGTTCCATCAATTCTAGTTACCCATTGCACTTCACCCGCTGAATTGTATTTTGCCAAGAATATAGAATCATATCCAGTTATATTTGACAAAGTTCCATATACCGATAAATTAATAGAACCTCCTGTAACATTACTAAACGAATTGATTGATAATATACTACTATCGTATTGTCCTGCGATATAAACATTTCCAGAGCTATCTGTTGCAACAGATGCGCTGGCCTCCTGGCCTGTTCCATCGATTCGTGTTGCCCACTGAGCTTGACCATTCGAATCGTATTTTGCAAAGAAAATATCTTGTCCTCCAGAATTTGTTAATGAACCAAATGCTGTAACATTAATATCACTTCCTGTTACATTTACATATGAATTGAATGTTGTTGTACCACTCGTAAAGTACCCTGCAAGATAAACATTTCCAGAATTGTCAGAATCGATTGATCCTATAAATTCACTACCACCTCCGTCAATGCGCGTGGCCCATTGTACGATACCATTTGAATTATATCTTGTCAAGAAGGTATCATAATTTCCAGAATTTCCAGCTAAAGATCCAAATGGAGTGACGTTAATGCTTCCACCAGATACACTTGCAAAAGAGTTAAAAACTGCAGATTCTGATTGATATATACCAGTAACATAAACATCTCCATTTGAATTCGTTGCAACATATGGAAGTTGTTCCTGGCCTGACCCCCCTATTCGCGTCGCCCATTCGGTACTGCCGTTTGAATTGTATTTTGCTAAAAAGATATCAGTATTTGTGGGAGAATCATTTGTTAAAGTTCCATATGAATCGAGAACAATATCATTTCCAATCACATTTGAATACGAATTTATGGTTAAGCTATCATATGAATAGGAACCCACAGCATATACATTCCCATAGGAATCGGATCTAATATTTGGTACATTGGTTGCTCCAAACTCAGCAGAGACTCGTGTAGACCAATCTACATTTCCTGGCTGGAGGATAGGGGTTGCTGAAATAGGGTCCGATGCAGAGCTTGTTCCGTTTGGATTTACAGATTTGAGTTTTATAGAATATGGTATATTATTTATTAAACGCGTAGAACCATCGGATGAAAGGGTTCTTATTGAGAGTGGACTGGTTGTATTTGGAGGGTCTAAGTCTATAAAAGTTACACCATTGTCTGTTGAATATTGATAATTTGTTAAGGCTCTTCCTCCGTTAAATCCTGGTGTAAAAGCAATCAAAACTTCTCTATTTCTGGGAATTGCAGACAAGCCTGTAGGTTGATTAGGAGTTGTCGAAGGAGTTACAGAGACACTTGAAGAGGCAGGACTTGCTCCATTTGCATTAGATGCCTTGAGCCTTATAGGATAGGTTGTTCCATTCAAAAGAGTTGTAAAGGGAGATACAGAAATACTTGTAATCGTTACAGGGCTATTGGAGTCTGCTGGACTAAAAGGTACAAAATTGGAACCATTGTTAGTTGAATAGAGGTAATTTGTAATTGGGCTTCCTCCATCTGATCCAGGTGTAAAGGAAATAGTCGCTTGAGCATTTCCTGCAGTAGCTAAAAGACCCGTAGGAGCATCTGGTGTCGTCGAAGGTGAGGAAGGAGATACCGATATGCTTGAAGAAGCGACGCTAGAGCCATTTGCATTGACAGCTTTTAGGCGTATTGTATAAGTTGTTCCATTTGTCAAAGGTGTTACGCCATCCGAGGATAATGTTGTAATTGTTACAGGACTAAATGTATCTGCAGGACTCAAGGCTCTAAATGTTGATCCATTGTCTGTCGAATACTCGTAGTTTGTCAAAGGACTTCCTCCGTCTGCACCCGCTGTAAAATAAATCGACGCCTCTTGGTTTCCTGGAGTTGCTGATAAACTAGTGGGTGCATCTGGAATTGTCGAAGGAGTTACAGAAACATTAGATGAACCTGTACTCGTACCATTGGCGTTGACCGCCTTTAGTCTTATGAAATAAGTTGTTCCATTTGACAAAGGTGTTAGACCATCCGAGGATAGAGTTGTAATAGCCAATGGACTTGTATTATCTGCTGGACTAAAAGCTCTAAAAGTAACCCCATCGTCCGTCGAATACTCATAGTTTAGAATAGGACTTCCACCATCGGATCCAGCTGTAAATTCAATGAGTGCAAACGTATTTCCAGGAGTCGCCGACAAATTGGTTGGAGGCTCTGGCACGCTTGTCGGTGGCGGTGGTGGTGGAACAGGAGGTACGGGTCCATTTACAAATATATCCAGCTCTTCAGGAGTTACGAATGGCCGACTTTGATTTATAAGTGTCACCATTGAAGCATCCTTATCCGGAGAATAGATGTTCAAACCAATTAAGGACCCCTCTTCGATTAATTGCTTTCTTTTTTCGTAATTTACCAAATTTACTAGACCAGAATTGATTTGGTATTTGAACGTATAGTCCAAATTATTCGTGTATCCTTGCCCCTGCTGGCTCATTTTGTTCGTTTCTACAAGAGCTTGACCCAATATTTCACACAAATACTAGAATGGCAAGACGCGTTGCTTCAATTTGCCCTCCTGGAGTGCTTTGCATGTCTCCTGGAATTGGAGCCTTCCTTTTGTTTGGGATTGCAGTCGCCCTCTTTTTCTTGTACAAGAGTACCGCAGGAGGAAAGCCAATCCAAATCTTCAACAATATACCTGCTTCTTCCCCCTCCATTTTCCAAGGCGAAGGCGGAGACGATCGCTACACGCGCGCCCCAGAACCGCTCCGCCTGTGGCAAACTCCCCCAGATCTTCGTGGAGCCTTGCTGCCACCCGGTGCTGTGCCGATCAATGTTCCAACAAGAGGACTCCCACAAGCCTATCAGCAAATGGGAATCATAAAGTCTGGAGACAAACTCTTGCCGCTCTATGGACGCCAAACGGCCTACAGAACAGACCGATACAATTATTACACGAGAACCGATACGTACAATCCTGTTCAGCTCCCAGTTCGCTACGAGAAACGTGATTGCATGGACAGCATTGGCTGCGACGAACTTCTTGGAGGCGAGCGCGTTAACATTTCAGGACTCGGCAGCGATGGCCACGTGGAAGTTTTCAAATTCGATGGACCCACATACATTCCTGGACTCGTGTAAGACAGCAACAAGGAAAGAAATACAAATGATAGAAGATAGAATGGACACGTGCCTACCAGGCCTTCAAGGCTTTCCTGTACAAATTACAGGATGGTCTGGAATTCAAGCTCAAGATAAAGTTGATTTAGTAATTCCCAACGATATTCACATTCAATTTAGCCCGAGCGAAACTCCCATGGCTTACGAACCCGTCTCGGGTCTCTTTAGCCTGAATACAAACAATACTTTTTTCATGGGAGGCAGCCAATACGTTGTAAAAGCCGTCAAGCTCTCGGAGCCGAAGCAGGAAGGGCTCAAATCGTTCTCTGGCGACCCGCTTTTTGAGCTGCAAATTTGGGCAAGTCCGACACCGACCAGTCTAGCCAAAGCCGATCTCGCAGCCTTAATCATCCCCATTTATCAGGCCCCCGTGGCCTCTGCACCTGGTATAGCTCTAACCTCTCTTGTTCGAGGAGAAGCGGTCGAACTTTCGCGATGCATTCCTTTTGGCTCCAATACGGAAATTGTAAAATATACGAGTTGCATCGAAACAAATCAATCCAAGACCATCAACATCGCAGTGGGGTACTGGACAAAAGGTGCTGCAATTACACAAGAGCAGAGGAGATCATTTCCTCAAACTCCTGCCAAGTTTGGAATTCCCAACGTATTTGGATACAGAGTCTTGTCTTCCTTTGTCCAGTTTGCGGACGAAGCGCGCACAAAAGGTCAGCGCCAGTATCAGCAACTCGAAGGGGGCACATTGGTTTCCTATCAAACTTCGGTAGCTCTCTCGGTTACAACTCCTGAATTCAAAAATGCGTTCCGCATTATTACAAAATTCGAAAAGAAGTCTGTTGCTGCAACAGATACGAGACAATACAAATGTATAGCAGTCGATAGGTCGAAAGACATTAAAGACGGAAGATTATTGATCGATCCTAAGACTGGACAATCTTTGGCCGAGGAAGTCAAGACCGCAGAAGATCAACAGGCAGAGAGTTTGAAACTCGGTATAGATGCTCAGACAGGTGGCCGAGACATTTGGCTCAAGGTATGGATCGGCATCGGCATTTTTTTTGGAGTCACGCTGCTCTTTGGACTCGTAGTCTGGCTCGGATCGTTCTTTTACGATAGAAAGGGGCAAGGCCTTCCGCCACTCGATCCAGAGATTGCCAAGCAGATGGCTACTTTGCCGAAAAATATCGTTGGAAATTAGATGAAGGGTGGTTCAGGTGGTTCTTTATTCATGATTTTGTTAGGCATAGCCGCAATAGTTCTTATTATGAGCTTTGTTATGAGCATGCCGATATCTTGCAGAGCTCTTTCGGTGGAGACGTTTAGTACATGCAATACTTGTAATTCAAATGCAAAAGCAAAGGGGTATTGATAATCTTCATATAGTATAGTTGACTATAACTTATGAAAATTCATTCTAAGCAGCCTGTGCTAGATTAGGATTGACCCATTCAAAGAGTTGTTGAATCGCCTTTTCGCTTCCGTCGTTACTTCCTTCAGTAGGCAAAGGCACTTTTTCATTAATCGTCGGCGCAACGGGGGCGAATCCATCATCTCCAGAGTCGTTTTGCGGCATAAAAGGGATGCTCTTTACTTCGGGCACATCAAAGGGTGGTTGCACAGGAGCCGTTTCAGGGGTCTCAATGCTCTGAATCGCCTCAGAATCAGGAGTGCTCTGAGACATTATTCTTTCCAAGTGCTTCACCTTGTACTTGTTTCGTTCCACAAAGAGCAAGGCAATCAGGATAAAGGTCGCCACGGCGATAAGAGGGCTGACATATGCAGATGCAATGAGGGCAGCCAAGAGTACAAGACGAACAAGAATCATATCAGACAAGAGCAAAACGTTCCTAGGAATGTAAGGAAGCAAAAAGAACATTATAAAATGTCCTGCTAAAATGTTGATTTCTTTTTTGGAAACGGGGACAGCCATTCTGTTCTCTATTCTCTGTCAAGAGGGGGGTTAAAAATGATTTACTAAACTTAACTAGATAGACTGATTGTCAACTCATCCATCCAGTATGTCACAGCAGCAACAAATCCAATCACCAAACGAGTATACCCGTGTCTTGACGGCACGTGGCTATGCAATTCGCAAAGATCGTCTAACACCTCAAGAGCAGCAGCGCATTCGACGCGAGCTGACAGTTGCCCCCAAGACAAATTCCAAGATGGCGCAAGCGGGCAAGCCCTTTGCGGTTTACTACGAAAGCCCTCTTCGCTTCTATGTTCCAAGGCATTGGGCAAGAGAGAACATTGGACCAGAAGAGTTTGACGCGATGCCGGAAGGTCTCCCCCTTCCTGAATCGGTAAAGTTCAAGGGAAAGCCGTATGACTACCAGGAAGCCATTTTGAACACCTTTGTGGATGCGGGGGCGAATGGGCTTATTTGCGTTCCTTGCGGAAAGGGAAAGACATTTATGGCTCTGAGCCTAGCGGCGAGACTCGGAAAGCGTTTTTTGGTCATTGTGGATAAGGAATTTCTTTTGAATCAGTGGAAGGGGGAGATGGAGGCTTTTTTTCCAGGTCTTCGTATTGGCATCGTCCAAGGTCCGAGGGCAGAAGTGGAACCTGACTTGTACGATTGTACAATTTGCATGATTCAGAGCTTGGTTCAAAAGTCTTATCCGGAAAGCACGTTTCGATCCTACGGATTTTCCATTTTTGACGAATGCCATCACCTTGGCGCCTCGAATTTTAGCCAAGCCCTTTTGAAGATTCAGACTAAATGGATGCTCGGACTTTCTGCCACGCCAACGAGAGACGATGGTTTGACAAAAGTGTTTGAGTGGTATTTGGGGAAGCCAGTCTATTGGGAAAAGCAGAGGGAGCCTGATCCGTCTGTGGAAGTCAAATGTCTCCAGTTTCACATGGATGATCCATCGTATTCCGAGGTGCCAGTAGACTTCAAGGGAGATATTGTCACGGCACGACTTTTGGGAAAGATTGTGGATTGTCAGGAGCGAAACGAGTGGATTTTCAAACAGATCATGGAGCTCTTGGAAAATCCTGGGAGGCGCATTCTTGTTTTGGCCGAAAGAATCAAACAGCTGGAGGCGATCGAAACACTTTTGCTAAATGAGCTTCCAACGTTGAATGTTGGATATTACATTGGAGGAATGAAGGAAGAAAAGCGAGAGGCTGCTGGACGAGAGGCAAGAGTTCTTTTGGCGTCGTATTCCATGGCATCCGAGGCGATGAACATCAAGAGTCTGAATTCGGTAATTTTGGCGAGTCCGAGAAAGAAGGTGGAGCAGTCTGTTGGGCGCATTTTGAGAGAGAGACCTCACGAGAGAAAGTGCACACCTCTTATTTTGGATGTTGTGGATAGTCACGGAGTCTATCAAGGACAATGGAGGAAGCGACGTGCTTTTTACAAAGCCTGTGGCTACAAGATTCAAATTCAACACTACAAATCAAATGAGACATCGGAAGATACTGGGTCGGACGAGGAAACGCTAGGACAACAGACAAATGGATGTATAATTATGGACGATTAGTTGCGTTTCTTGTATGACTTTCTAGACTTGCGAGACTTCTTTGCTACCTTGCGAGCCTTTCTGGATTTCTTGGACTTTCTTGCACCACCCGTCTTCAAACAGGCCAAGCTAGGAGTCGGTTGAGCAGAGAAAGGGACATTGATGAGGAAAGGGGTCTTTCCGTCGGCCAACGTGCCCGCATCACCTCCTGCAGCATTGCTCGGCCAAGTGGTATAGCCTGAACGAGGAGCGCTGTAGAACATAGAGTCCACGCCTCCTACCCTCTTTCCACCAGCCTGGAGTTGATCTCCAGAGCCAGGAGTTGGAGGGGCCACAAGCGGCGGAGGAGCTGTGATGAGACTGGAGAGACTTCCCTTGTTCAAAGAATTGGAAATAGCCTCCATACCAGTTCCACATCCAGAATAACTTGGCTCCATCAATGCGATTTTAGAAGGGCCTACAATATCGAATTCATTGGTGTATCTTCCTCCGTATTGAGCAGCGAGTTGTGCAGCACCCGTTTCGAGAACACCACCGCGTCCACCTTTCATGGATCTGGACCTGCGGCTCTTCTTTGACTTTTTGGTTTTGCGCGACTTGCGTCTCTTGCCGCCACCAGCAAATCCGGGAAGACCACCCTTGATTTGAGCATTTTCGAGATAACCAGGGCGCGTGGCATCTTCACAGCTGGGAAATCGCACAATTTCCTGTCCATAGTTATTAATAATAGGGGCACCAGCTACATGGTTGCCCAGAGTATACGCTTCGCCAGCACCACCTCTCTGACGATTTCTTCGGCATCCTCTACGACGAGAAGCCCTTCGGGATTTAGCAATATTGTTCATCGTCTTCGTCTTCCTACAAATATAGGTTAAAAGAAAAAGAACGCACTTATAGAAGGGTATGAGTAGGACAGAGGAAGAAACAGATGACCCACTAACATGTGTCATTTGTCACGAAACTATGGAGCCACATCATCAAATTGTAAAACCAAAACTATGTGATCATACATTTCACGCTATTTGTATCAATATATGGTTAGCACATCATAGAAGCTGTCCCTTATGTCGACGTCGTATAAGTCTTGCAACACAAATGCCATGGAGGACCCTTTTTGCAGTTGCTCTTACAATAAGCAATGAAATGGCAGTTGAACGTGCATGCTATACCTATGCGTTTTTGAGTTTAATGATTCGAAGATTCAAGACGGCTAATCAATGGTATGAGGCAAGAGAGACAATAATCATGGCGAGCGAGCAGTTTGAATGTGGCTCGACTAGGCTGCCCTTTTTAGATTTAACAACGCGAACAACGGCGAAGAAGGAAAAGAAAAAGTGGAGAGAGCTTTATTATCAGTTGACAGAAGAAGATCCAAATCGATCCGAGAGGACCCAGTCGGCACGTCGTTGGATTTTAGACAAGTTGTTTTTCATGTTTCAAGAGTGAATGAGTTTAACTTCGTACTTTTGGAAGGGTTCAAACCAAGAAATATCTACCATAATAGAATCTCTTGTTTTCATTAGTTCCCTTAGTCGTTTGCTAAGTTCTAGGCTACGAATTGCCGCGAGGCCGAGATCGTTTGATGGTTCTCCAACACTAAAGAGTGTATAGGTATCAGGAAGTTTGCTAAATTTTTCTCGTGTAAGGCGTGCAACGCGAGGTCGTTCTTGTTCGGCTGGAGGAGAAGGTGGAGGGAGAGGGAGAGCAGGAGCAGGAGGTGGTGGCGGTAGCGGATTCGAAACAGGGTGAGTGATGCGAGGAGTAGGGGCCTCTGCAACCATTTTGCGCTCGTGGTGCGTCTTTGGAATAAATTTTGCACCTTCGTTTTTAATGATAAAAAGATGGCGTCTTTGTCCAGCCTTTTCGGGTTGAAATTCAATAGAGGTTGCAGGATCCAGATCCGTATAGGTTTTTGCGATTTCGAGACTTTCCCAGCTAGGAAGGCGAACTTCGGCATCAGACATTGGATGTCCACAATCCAAGATTGTATTTACAATGCTCTTCAAAAGGTCCCAACGCTTGCTATAGGACATGCTGAACCAAACTGCTCTCTTTTCGTATACGAGGACATCCCAGATCCACAAAATATGATCTTGAAAATCCCAAGATCCCTCCAAGACAATGGGCCCTACGCTTTGTACTTGTCTCTTGTCAAATGGAATGCGAAGACTTTTCAATCCTTTTTCGTTTTTGGGATCTTGGAGAAGAAGTGGCATTCCATCGGCAATAATGATTTTTTGACTTCTCAAGTGGGCTGGACGAACCCATGCATAACACTGATTTTGTTCCAAAAACCCTCGACTTGTCTCCTTTGCAATTTGAAAGGTTGCAAAATTTAGAGGAGTAGGTTCCAGAAGAGTTGAAAGTCTCTTTTGGAACCCAGAAGATTCATTTACATTTCTCAAGGCAGGATTGCTGCGAATTTGAGGTTCAGAAGAACGGACTGATTTGTAATTGAGCATTTGTTTTCGTATCTATTCTAGAGTAGCGATTCTGGTTTATACCCTTTTCTCTTGATAGATTACGGGGTCATCACCTTAAAAGGCGCTGGGTCATCACCTTAAAAGGCGCTGTAGTTAGGATTCTCATCCTCCAAAGCACTCACAGAACCAAAAAATGCACCACCATTTTGAACAAATTCGGGACTAAATTGTTGAAAGGCCTGAGAACTCTGTTGGACGGCTCCAGACAATCCAGCACTTTGAGCAATGCTCGCTTGTTCGGGAATAATACCGGGACTGAAGCTTCTTTCAGGATGACGCAGCCTTTCGGGCGCATCTGCATCCTCCGTAGTGACATCGTAGGGATCGCTAGCCTCAGGTTCTGCAGAACGAGTGTTGGACATATTCGAAGGAGCCGCTGCATTGGGAGGATTGGGGCCACTCGAGGCGACATTCATATTTCCGCGAGTGGGAGGTTCACGAATAATAGGGGCCTGTGCAGGAACTTCCACAACATTGTCCCAATTTGTAAAACTCTCGGTTGAAAAAAAGCGAATTACAAGGTATGCTGCAATGGCCAAAAGAATACCGACTACAAGACGCTGCCACATCTGAAACTAGTTGGAAAAATAGTTGTTTTCTTTTTCATGCACAACGAATAGAACTATGACAGCTAATCAAGATCAATTAAACATTGCGACCGATTTAATGAATGAGCTTGTGAAGAGCGCTTTTGATGCCCTCTCAGATGGAGAGGTGACTTTTGGCGAAATTGTCCGTCTGGGAGGACTACTGGCGAGCAAAGCAAACCGACTTGGACACCTTTCGGGAGTTGAGAAGCAGAAGCTTGTTGTAAGGGTTGTTGAGCTTGCGCTTCAGCAGCTTTTGTCTGTTTCCGATGCTGATCGCGAGAAGATTGAGCGTGCTGCCCAATTTGCAAAGGAGACTCTTCCTGCCGTTTTGGACGTTGCTGTTTCGGCTGCGAGAGGGAAGCTCGATTTGAAGAAGCCTGCATTGTGGATGTCGTTGCTTCAATTACTTGGTTGTATAGGCTGCCAAAGCTGCCAAGTTCCTGTTTTACCCAGTTCGGTAACTCCTTCTCCTGTCCCTGCAAAGGAAGTACAAGCAGTTTCTGTGTCTCCAGTTGCCAAAGAGAAAACGGAGACTCTTCCCGAAGCAGATGCAAAGAGTATTGAGATTCGTGAACAAGAGAGTAATTAGAAATGTCGTCGATAGGCTCTAAAACTTCGAGAATAGCCCTGTCCGATACGCATTTTCGATCGATAACCTTGTACGTTTCTCTCTTTCCATCAGAAGTTTCTTCCACAAATGCGAATCCCGCATCAAAGCGTTTTATATGCATGGAATTATCTTTATCTCCACCTCCTCCAAAAAAAAGTCTTATGATTCTTGTCATTTTTATAAAGCTGGTTCAATCTTATATTATAAAATTGAACACACTTTAAGCAAAGATGCTCGTATAGAACAAAGAACGCAAAGAATGTCAATTATTTATGGATTGCTTCTAACTGCAAAAGGGGATATCAAGAGAATTAAGGTGAAGGAGCTAAAAGACACTGATCCTCTGACGACAGAATCACTCCAAACTATTTTAAAAAAGAAAACCCCTGTTTCTGAACTTGGCACATATCCTTTTGGCGATTTGAAACTTACGCTCTTTGGCTACAAGACTGGAAAAACTGGTACAGAAAACAAACACGAGCTTCCAGCTCCCTTGAACTCTGAAAAAATATTTAGCGATATTCTTCTTATAGCAAGCAAAAAAAGGGATAGTTGGAAAACCCCTATAAATTTCAGTCCAGATCAGTACGAAAAATTCTATCAGAGTGCATTTGGCGAGGAAGAGGAAGAAGACAATGAAGATGAAGAAGACGACGAAGAAGATGAAGAAGATGAGGAAAAAGTGAGTGAGGATGAGGGTGAGGATGAAGAAGACGATGATCACAAGATTTCCAATAAGAAAAAGAAGGCAGAGGATGAAGGAATTCCAGAAGATGAAGAAGATAAGGAAGCCGAGGAAGAATCAGAAGAGGAGGAAGAAGACGAAGAAGGTGATGAAGAAGAGGAGGAGGAAGAAGACGATATAATGGGCATGGGAGATGGCGATGGCGATTGTGAAGAAGAGGAAGAACGTGTGCCTACAAAATCAAGAACATCTTCAAAAAAGAAACCTGCAAAAGGAAACTTGACTGTCACGCAAAATACAGGCAGAGCAAGACAGCAAATTTTGGCAACGCAACCAGGATTTCAAGAAATTAGTTCGGTAGGAGATATTCCTGATACAAAAACAAAAGAATATCGTCTTCGAACTCACGTTTTGCAGCAAATTGATAGACTTTTAGGCGAGCATTTTGACGAGTCTATGCAGAAAGAGCTCGAAAAAATTATCTTTCAATCGGCCTTGACAGATGCAGATACAAAACTTGTTGTAAAACATTTTGACAACAAGCTATTTGAGCTCTGTTACTTGAATTCATCTAGAAGGTTTCTGAGTAATTTGGCACCAAGTTCTTATGTAAAAAACGATCACCTACTTCAAAAATTATTGCAAGGTGATTTAACCTTAGAGCACATTTCGAGCATGAATGTTATGGACTTTGCACCTTCCATGTATGTAGAAATGCGCGAAAGGCAGAGTTTGCGAGAACAACAACAGCTTGAAGGAAATAAGGCAATGGCAACAGATATGTTCAAGTGTGGACGCTGCCACAAGAAAGAAACAACCTTTTACGAACTTCAGACACGTTCTGCAGACGAACCTATGACCAAATTCATTACTTGTGTAAATTGTGGAAACCACTGGCGCATGTAACCCGACAAAATCTCTATAACAATAGTAAGGATTAGTTTGTCACTACCATGACTGAAAATGGCTCCGTAAGTTCGATTGAATCCCTGTGTTCTGACGGATGTCCTGCAAGTCCAAGCTGGTATTATGATCAGAGAGAGCTCGTTTTTGAGACACGTAAATTTCAAAGAGGAAGAAAAGCACTAACACAATATCATAGAATACATGTAGGAGACGCGTCATGCGACGCAAAGGGAAGCAAAATATTCTTCCTTCGGAGCCAGACATTCCGCAATTCAAAAAGGAAATCAAGCCAGGGAGCGACTTTTACAGGTTTGTAAATGGAAATTGGCTTCGTCACGTCAATATGCCAGCCTATTCCAGCAGCTACGGAGTGAGTGAAGAAATTGAAGGATTAATCAACAAGGAACTTTTGGAACTTTTGGATGGGGCTAGATACAAGGTGCGAACAACCGCTGACAAGCATATACCGCACACGACCTATTTGATAGGGACATTGGCGGAATCTGTTTTAAATGCACAGGTCCAGAATTTAAATGTAAAAACATTAAAAACTTTTGTAGGCAGTCTAAAATGCATAAGAAACACCGAAGAACTTGGGGGAGTTCTGGGAGAATTTATAAAATATCGAATAAATTCTGTCCTAGGATTTGTTGTAGTTCCTCCAGCAACCGATGCAACGACGCTTCGGCTTGCCCTTAGTTTTGGAGGACTCGGACTTCCCGATTCTTCTTACTATAAAACTCCACAATCAAGAGTTATTGGAAATTATACAAAACTTATAAGGATTCTTTCCGAACATTTTGACGTTCCTGGTCTCGAACGATTTATTGCATTGGAATACGATGCAGCAAACGTCATTTCTAAAACAAAGGAGGATGACGAAATTCTAATGAGTGGTGCTGAGCTTGAATCCAAATACAAACATATTCCTTGGTATGCAATATTTAGAGCTTCGCTAGATTGGCCTCCGTCCAAGTTTAGATCGACGCAAATTCTCGTGTTTAGCGAAACATGGTTGACTGCACTCAATCGTTGGTTTCGAACAATTCCTCTCGACTTGTGGAAACTTTGGTTTTCTGCGCAGGCTATTTTACATTTTTTGCCAACTCTTCCACCGCCCTTTGACGATATGGAATTTCAGCTTTTTGGGCACAGGTTAAAAGGACAATCCGAAAAACTTCCTCAAAAAATGTTGGCACTTCGCTTGACACAAGAATGGCTTGCTGGATCACTTGGATATCTTTTTGTAGAAAACTATGTCGATCCAGAAATAAAGCAAAGGGCAACTGCAATTGCAAAAGAGATTCGTCAAGTTGCCGCTGACAGAGCTAGTCTAATTGATTGGTTGGAACCAAAGACGAGAGAGAAGGCAAAGAAAAAGGTTGAAAATATCTATCTTGGCATTGCCTATCCTTCCAAAATTGATCGAGACGAAAAAACAAAACTAAATCCTGAAAATTTGGTGGAAAATATGTTTAGACTTTCGGAACTCGACTTTAAAGACGAAATGAAACAAATAAATACACCCCTCAATCCTGCAGAATGGGATGACCCTGTTTTTGCAGTCAATGCATACTACTACAACGAAGGAAATCGACTTATTTTGCCAGCAGGTATTTTGCGTTGGCCTTTTTTTCATCCAAATGCATCCGATGGGTGGAACTTTGGAGGCCTTGGAGCCAGCATTGGACATGAGATTTGTCATGCATTTGACAATGATGGTAAAGACTATGACGAAACGGGAACGTATAGACCTTGGTGGAGTCAAGCAGAGTCAAAGCGATACAGGGAAAAGGCTGATGCGCTTGTAAAGCTTTTCAACAAGACTGAATATTTTGGGCATAATTTAAACGGATTTTTGACTCTGAGCGAAAATATTGCAGATTTGGGGGGTGTTTCTATTGCACTGGCTGCACTCAAACAAAGGCTCAAACAAAAGGCGGCAAATCCTCAAGAAACAAAAAAACAAATATGCGATTTTTTCATTAGTTTTGCGGTAAGCTGGAGAACCAAAGAGCGCAAAGAAAAAGCTATTCAGAGCCTTTTTATGGATGTGCATGCGCCACCAGAAGCGAGAGTCAATAACATTGTCTCTCAATTTGATGAATGGTACGATTGCTTTAACATTATGCCAGGTGACAAACTTTACAAGGAATCATCAAAGCGCATAAGTATTTTTTAGGTGTCAGCAAATAAGTAGATCATTGAGACGGATATATTCAAACGAGCCATCTGGCATGGGTCTTTTGAGAATAAATGGAAGTCGCTTTTGTTCGAGTTCTATCGCGGCAATTTCTAAAACATCAGTTACATGAGCTGGAACGATAATAAAGGGTCTACTGCCTTGCGCGAGTTGATTTGCGCGAAAACCGAGAATTTTTGTTTTTTCGTAAATTGTCAAATAAGGCACACTTCTGTGGCGTTTATCCGAACCGCTGTCTGGCGGATAGGCTGCCAAAGGAAGACTTTTCAATACATCTTCAACATAATCGAGTCTGCATTCTGGATGATGGGTATTTAGAAACTGCAAAGCACGTCCTTCTTTTGCAAGCTCTCTCGTGGAATCTGTAGAACTGACAGGGACTTCTAGTTCTTCTTGTTCTTCGATATCTTCACCAGATTCATAGTCGTCGTCTTCGTTATCAGCCATTTGTTTTGTCTACTCTACATATTTCACAATTCTTTTTGCCATTCAATTTTATACGGGCAGGAATATAGACCTAAAAGATTCGTTAGAAATAAATATAAGTGATCGAAAATGGAGACACCCGAAGTTAAAGTCTATAATAATTTCGACGATATGAATTTGATTCCTGAAACTCTTTTGAGAGGCATTTATTCCTTTGGTTTTGAGAAGCCCTCTGAAATCCAAAAACGGGGAATTATGCCGATTGCAGAAGGCCGGGATGTTCTTGCACAGGCGCAGTCTGGTACTGGAAAGACAGGAACTTTTACGATCGGATCTTTGAGTAGAATTGATCCAAGTGTGAATGAAGTTCAGGTTTTGGTTCTTGTACCAACGCACGAATTGGCAAATCAAATCTATAAAGTGGCCAAGGGTATTGGAGAATACATGGGTTTGAAGGCGCATTTTGCAGTGGGAGGCAAACCTGTGAGAGACGATATCAACGCTCTTCGCAAGGGCTGCCAGTTCTTGGTTGGAACACCGGGTCGTATTTACGATTTGAGTCATCGCGGCGCTTTGAAGCGAGATCATATTCAAGTTCTTATTTTGGACGAAGCAGATCAGATGTTGGAGGATAGATTTCAGGATCAAATTATGGAACTTTTGAAGCTTGGTTTTCCCACCACTACTCGCGTCTGTCTCTTTTCTGCAACTTGGCCTCCTGAAATTGTGAAATTTACAGATGGAATTTTGCAGGATCCTGTCCGCATTTTGATTGAGGCAAAGGCTGTACCTCTGGATGGTATCAAGCAGTACTATGTACCTTTGGATCAGGAGGAGTGGAAGTTTGATGTCTTGTGCGATATTTATTCACAGCTCAATATTAATCAGCTTATGATTTTCTGCAACAAGCAGTCGAGGGCAGATTGGTTGGCAACCAAAATGAGAGATGCAAAGTTTACATTGGATTGTTTGCACGGAGGAATGAGTACGGAGGAGAGGGAGAAAAAGATGGACGATTTTAGAAAGGGTTCTTCGCGCGTATTGATTACGACCGATTTGACGGCTCGTGGAATCGATGTTCAGCAGGTCAGTACAGTAATCAACTTTGAACTACCCCTTGACAAGGCAAATTACATTCACAGAATTGGTCGCGCTGGACGTTTTGGACGCAAGGGTTTGACAATTAATCTTCTTGGACCGAGCGAAATGAAGCTCAAGGAGGAGATTGAAGCCTATTGGTCTACAAATTGGGAACCGCTTCCGCAGGATTTGAGCAAGATTGAGGCGTAAAGACGATTTATTGGATAAAAACTTGTATACTATTGGATAAAATAGACTACAAGTTATGCGGTATCGCGAATATCAAAGCGACAGACAGGGCAATGCACATTTCTTTGAAACCAGGTGTCGATGCAATTCTTGTGAAATTCATGATGGCAGTGATTTACTTTGCGCAAAGCTTGGCCATCTGTAAAAGTATCTTGACAAATGCTACAGAGTTCAGATTCATCGTCTGATGTGGCTGCGCGCAGACTGGTAGCATTTGTAATTTGTTGGGTCGTTGGAGCCACAATCACATCTGTCATATTTGCACTAGCGGTAGCACCTCTCTCGCGAAAAATATTTAACAATTCCTGAAATAGATTTGTTCCACTCGTTGGTCTAGAAAAAATAGGTGTAATGTCAATCGTTTCTGTCATTACATTTACAGAGCCAGTAGGTGTAGAATAGGGTGTAGGTCCTGTATAACTTCTCAAGCCGCGATTGTATAAATTAAATCTGGTTGATGTTTGGTTTCTAACATAAAACAAAAGATCTTGCACCGATCTAAAACGGCTCGGATTGTAAAGAACTTCTGGAAAAAAATTGTGTAGATCGTCCAAAAGGCCTACATTGTATATTTTTTTCATAAGAATTATCCATTTTTCTGTTTTTATCCTGGTAATTTTTGTTTAGACCTCGGTTTCAACTTCAACTTCGACAATTGAATCTACATCGTCTTCGCTCCGTTTGACTCGACGAACTTTTCCACATTCATATTTTTTCGTTTCGCGGCGCAAACCCGTTTCCGAAAGTTGCATGACTTGGCACTTGTATCGTTTGCTAATATCCATCATTCCATCATTGAAGATTTTTCGAAGGGTCAAAAGCTGATCTTTTGCCTCTGTTATAATTTTTGTAGCATCTGATTTTGCATTTGTACCTCTTGCAAAAGCCATAAGACGTCCATAAATATCTACACACGCACCCACAAAGGCTTCATAGCGAAGACGAATCTCGTCTCTTCGAAGTCTCCTCTTCTCTCTTTGCTGCAAAAGCTGTTTCCAGCGTACCTCTGTAATTTCGTTTCGAAGATATCTCAAATTGTGCTCAGTATTGTCTGTATCTTCTGCATGGTTTGTGACTGCACCTATTTCCACGTGTTGAATGTGCGTAATTGTATTGAGAGCTTGATAGAGCCAACTTGTTGTCGATGCTGCCAAATGCGGATATTTGCGACTGATTTCCCTATCAAAGGTCCATGGTGTTGGAAGATTTGCCCCGCAAGGAATATCTCCAGGATTTCGAGGCATTACGCCATTATTTGCCGCTCGCAAGTATTCAAAGTAGTGGGGATTGTGAATGGCTCCGTTCACAATCTTTCGACCTGATAACCAATCAAAAGGCGTGTTGCAATTTGTACAAAACATTTGATTGCATCCCTCGATCTTGAAAATGCTTGCACCGCAATCAGGACAAGGCCGTGTCTCCTTTTTGAGGGTTCGTATGGTTGCAACAACATTTTCATCGCACGTATGAGGTACATCGCGATCAGTCCCTTTGATTTCTCTGCAATCAGGACAAACGTATGTATCACAAATTCCACACTTGTAGGCCTGCGACAAGAATCCGCGGCATCCTGTGACAGGACAAGGCATTACAAAGACGCGTCTTTCTTTAGCGTCCTTGTTTTCACCTGTTGGATCTTCACCTCGAAGAAGGGCTCCTTTGATGCGTAAAATACGATTGTATTCTATATGTTTTTCTGCAATTTGACGTGAAAGAACTTTTATTTCCTCATCAATTGTGTCTAAAATAGGGTTGTATTCTTCAGCCCTCTTTTGTCGCTCAATGATGAGCTGCGCCGCAGGAAGACGCGATCTTTCTCTGTCTAGAAGAATATTTTCACGATGTTTTTTGTATTCTCCATTAATCCAAGTTGTCAAAAGTTGCGAATCGAGAATTTCGCGAGACCATCCTCGGCGACAGCCCATGCAGTGTGTATCATCGTGCGTATTTATCAAATAAGTCTGCGTACACTTTACACATGCTTTTATATCACAATATGGACAACATGCTTGTTTTCGATTTGGCATCTTGTTGAACTCTTCGAGGCAGATTGAACATGTGTTTGCATCCATTTTTGTTTAGATATCTAAAAATTGAAGACCATTTAGATCAATTTTTTAATCATCTGAAATGGATATGAAAATGAGAGGTGTTGTTGGTCTTGCCAATCTTGGAAATACTTGCTACATGAATTCTGCACTTCAGGCGCTTAGACACTGCCCAGAATGGACAATTTGTTGTAAAAGAGGTGGTGAACTGAATGCTAGTCTACAAGATGCAGACTCTAATTCTGTAAAAATTGCATTGGCCTACCAAGATCTTCTTCAAAGCCTTTGGGCAGGTACGGGGCCCGCCTACGTCAAGCCAATGGGCTTTTACGAACAATTGAAAAAGATTGTAAAAGGCACCATTTATGATGACTTTATTCAGCATACACCTCAGGATGCGCACGAATTCTTGGTATGGCTTCTTGATCAATTGTACATGGCTAGTCAAAAAAATGTCGATATTGAAATACAGGCTCCTGAAAAGCTTGAAAAGATGAATTATCAGGCTCTCTGTGGTTGGAAGGCAGCTTTTGAAAAACAATACAGCCCTTTGACAGATTTGATCTTTGGAATGTTTCGAACACAATATATTTGTGGTAATACATCGTGTTCGGCAATCCACGCGCGCTGGGAAACGTTTAATGTGCTCAAAGTTGGTCTCGTCAAATCATCAAATGGGGAAATCAATTTGACAGAGTGTATCAAGGAAGAATTCAAAGACGAAGAGATTGACAACTATCTCTGTGAAACGTGCAAGACAAAAGCAAAGGCGACAAAAACAATTAGTATTTGGCGTCTTCCAAAAGTGTTGATTCTTACACTGAAGCGTTTTACACCCATGGGAACTCGCGAAAATGCCAGGTTAAACTACGATGGCGAGCCCTTGTGTTTGGACAGCCTCTTTAGCAAAGAATCAAAAGAACCTACTCGAAATAAAGTGTATAATCTATTCTCAACGATTGATCATCACGGGAACCATATGGGGGGACATTATACTTCCCAATCCCTGAGCCCAATTTGGAAAACCTGGTACAGATTTGACGATGAAAGCGTCTACAAGCTCGACAAGCCGCATTTTGGTTCGGAAACCTACATCATGATGTTTCGCTAAAGCGCTAACTCCTAACTTCTAAATCCTTCGATGCGACCATCAGCCAAGAAAATAGTCTTGATGCGTCCAACAAATCCAGTAGGTCCACAAATACGGAAATGAATATGTTGCTCGAGTCTACCTTTGAAGGGGACCTTATAGGGTTGAGGTTCTCGCAATTTTAGAGTTGCCATTCCTGAATTATCTGCCGTTGCGACACCTGCATTCAAGTACTCGCGATACGCTTTTTTGTAAGATGGCAGTCTTCCATCTTCTCCATCGGCGGGCTCGGAAGCCCAATAGACAATCTTGGAACCTACAGGGGCTTTAATTTGGACTGATCGGGTGGCACCGGACGGAATTTGATCAGACAAGACCGAACATGGAAATACTGATTCACCCAAGAATGGCAAATAGGTATCGCGATTGAAGGCAATGCTCAATGCAGCTATACCAACAAGAATATAGACAAATCGTCCAATCATTTTTCCAAAGATGCGCTCCACAAAATTTACGCGAGCTGCGCCAATCAAGCCCCAGTTCAAAGCTCCAATTACGATGAGTACGACTGCAACTTTGTGAAAGAGTTTTGAATAATAGGTATCCTCTGATACATCGATAACGTTCATTTCAATTCTACTTATAGATACTGGAATTTTGTAAAGTTGGTGTCTAGGAGTCTACTTTACAAACCATACTGGAATTTTGTAAAGTTGTAATTCGAAAAAATCTCATTCGAGGTAAGAGCCCTATTGTACAAGAGGACTTCACCAAGTTCTCCTCGAAGGAAATTGTTGGAAGCATCTGATTGTGTACCAAACATATATAAGGATGTACCTGTACCTGTAGTAGTTCTTGGAAAAACATTGCTATTAATATTGGTCCATATAGTTGAATTAAATAATGAACCATTAGAATATCCATTGTAAATAAGTGTTTGTGTACTCAAACCTGTAGTTGTAGATCTTGTTAGTGTAAATGCAACATTTATCCAAGTATTATTAATTGTATTAATAGTCGAAGCAGAGTATGTACCTGTATTAGGTGCAATATCTTGACGGAAGGATGCATAGATACCTTGACCTGCAACTAATAATTCTGGTCCAGTTCTTGTAGCAGTTGCGGCACCCTGTTGAAGAAGAATACCAACTCTTGAACTTGCCACATTTGGAATACCACTTGTAGTACGTCTAAACCAAGTTGAAAGTGTGAACCCGCTGGTGAAAGATCCAGGATTATTTGAGTTATCTGCAACAAAAAAGGTGCTTGTCATGAGCAATCCATTGCCTGCAGTATTAAATCTACAAGTTGTAGGTACGAGATTGCAATACGAAACAAAGGTTGAAGCGCCATTTGTACCGCCCGTTTTAAACCAATTCGATGTTGTACTAGACGCTGTTGCACTATTATAGTAGAGTAATAAACTATTTTGACGAATAAATCCGATTGTAGAAGCTGTTATGGGTGTAGACCAACCAGGGCAACTTACCGAATAGGCTTCAACATTATATGTAAGAGTAGGATTCAAAGGACCTGTATCCGTTTGATTTTGCGTCATGTAAAAAATAGGCTGCTCTTGTCCATCTGCAGTATACTTATTTACGAGAGCACCTGTTTGAGCATTTTTCAAATAAAGAGAATACCAATACACGTCTGCATTGGGTTGAGGTTGTGTTAAAGGCGCATTCGACCAGCGAACTAGAATGCTACTCGGTATAATTGGCTGTGCAGTAATCCATGTTGGAGGGGACGGCTTCGTTCCTGGCTGAAAGGGTGTGAATTCTGCGGGAGGCCCGTAGCCATTTTCGTTGCTTGCTTCCAGTGTAGGATAATACCAAGTTCCATTCACAAGTCCAGTTTGTTTGTAATATCGTGCTGAACTATCGAATTCGTTGCTAATTCCTGCGGCAACAATCAAACGATACCCACCAATAGTTCCATTTGGTTGAGACGGAGGATTCCACGCGAATTCGAGTGCACCAGACGTTGCTAAAGGTTGGTATTTAATATTGGGTGCACTTGGAACAGACATCTACTTGATAGAATAAAATGAAAAATAATTTTATTCTAGCGCGTATAAGAAGAGACATGCGTTGTGCTTGCAATCGATGGGGTCCGGGTACTACATGCGAAAAGCCTACAAATACTGCTGCTTCAAAAGAACTTCAAGAGCGCCTCAATAAAATGAAAGAGGAACGAGGAAAACAGGATACAATGTGGTTAGATACGACATCTACAATCACGACATCCACAATCAAGACAATCAACTATCAACCAAGCCTAAGTATTAAGTATACAAGTGGGCAATAGAGGCATTCTTATCCTCCTTCTTTTTTAAGAAGATGTCAACATGTTCCTTTTTGACTACAAACGGAAGCGTGAAATCTTTAATATAAAAGGGAAGATCCTTGGAATTAAACATGCGAAGCATATTTACTTTTTGGGCAATTTGTTCAATACATCTCTTTAACTCTCGTACACCGACCTCTTCACTGGCATAGTTCTCAACCAAGTGTGTAACGACTTCCTTGCTGAGTCCTACTTTTTCAGTAAGCCCAACTTCTTTGAGCGCTGCGGGAAGAAGATAGTTTTCTGCGATAGCCACCTTTTCCTTCAAATTATAACCCTTCAAATGCACGACATTCATGCGATCGAGAAGCACCCTATCGATCTTTTCTAGGTAATTTGCACTAAAGGTAAACATCACACGACTCAAATCGATTGGAATTCCTGCCAAGTACTTGTCTTCGAACTCGCTATTTTGAACGGGATCCGTTAAATGGACAAGCAAGTTTTGCACTTCTTCGCCTTTGGGTGTTGCACTAATCTTGTCAACTTCGTCAAACATCAATACAAGACTCATGCTTTTTGCAGCGCACAAGGAATTGACAATCTTGCCGCAATGACTGCTTTCGTATACAAGCTGATGACCCGTATAGGTGCTTGCATCGCTGTCTCCACCCAAACTAATGAACTGGAAAGGCCACTGGATTGCCTTTGCAACTCCGTTCTTAATAAGACTTGTCTTGCCAATACCTGGAGGACCGCTAAGAAGCAAGCTTGCACCGCGACTTTCAGGATTTGCAATCTTTGTTCCGATGAATTGGAGAATTTGAAGCTTTGCTTCGTCTTGACCATAGATGGCTTCGTCTAAATATTTTCTTGCCTTTTCCATAAAAGCAGAGCAAGTTTCAGATCCATCCGAGATCTTGACAGGAAGTTCCTTGTAAATACCGAGAGGCATGCTCGTAACCTTTTCGAGCCAATTGCGATGCTTGAAATATTCACTCGTTCCAGGATCGAGCATTTGAAGCGAATTATACTTGCTGAGGACCATGGATTGCACTTCAGGGGGCAAATTCATAGTAAGAATTTTAAACATTAGACCCTGTTGTGCAGAGGGATTCTTTGTACGCGATTCTAAAACAGAGAGCAATTTGGTTCTTTGCTCTTCTGGAAGAGCCTTGAATTGATCAATTTGACCATCAATCGTATCTTCGTCTGAAGGGGTTGTAATGAGTTTTACGAATTTCTTGACTTCTGAAGATTCCTTCTTCATATTGTGGCGCTTTGGAATCATTTTATCCATCCCGTCATCTATGCCAAGACTCAGAACAATTCCAGCAGGCTCGTCATCTTCTTCGTCTTCTTCATCGTCATCGTCTTCATCGTCTTCATCCTCATCATCATCTTCCTCCTCCTCAACAGAACCTTCATCCTCTTCTTCATCATAGTCATCGTCCTCATCGTCCTCTTCGTCCTCTTCTTCAGATTCCACTACATGTTTCTTCTTCAACTTGCCTTTCTTGGCATCCCTCTTTTTCTCTTCATATTCTTTTTCTAGCCTATCAAGCTCTGCATCTTCCTTCATTTCTCTTAATTTTTGCTTGAGTCTTTTCTTTTCGTCTCTCAATTGTTGTACAAGTTCAGACTCGGATTCAGATTCAGATTCAGTTTCAGTTGCCTCATATTCAACATACTTCTTTGCTCGACTCTTTATCTTTCTCTTGTTTCTAAGTGCTCCTCTTGTTCGCCTCGCAATTGGAGACTTATCAGAAGAAGCGGAAGGAACATAACTATCGGAAAGATCGGAAGACGTATAGTCATAATCAATTAGACCGCGAATATTTCCTCTGCTATCGACACTTTCGTCATCAGATTTATCGGCTCCACCCCTCTTTTTTTTAGAGTCCTTTATTTTGTTGTCTCGCTTGTCCTTCTTTGCCATATCGTGTCTAGTATTTTCATTCGACGGCATCTTAAGTAGCTTTTCTTTAGTTATGAACTCCCAGATGATCAATTTTTTATATATAATTTCAATTCGAATACAAATTGTAATTATATCTAACGACGACCAGCGCGACGACTCTTGCGCTTGCGGCCAATCAAGTTACGGACTGCTGCATTGGCGTGTCCAGTGACAGACTTGCCAATGTCATTGACACCGCGGAGACCACGGCCAGCCACGTTGCGGACAGTTCCAGTAACACTTCCAACGACATTGTTGGCAGCCTGGAAGACATGACTTACAGGAGAATAGAGTCTGCTCACGAGACCCTTGCGAGTATTTGCACGACGGGACTTGCGGTTTGCGCGACGAGATTTGCGGTTTGCACGACGGGACTTTGCCATTTCGGGTTCTACTTTACGCACCTAAAAATATCAAGGCAATCCATTATGCCAAAGGCTCCCTTTTTTGAAAGTCCGGGATAATTGGTGGTTCGATGTGCCAAAATATCTTCCATAACAGGTTGACAAGATTCGCTCAATTGACTCCTTATTTCTACAAGCTTTGTAGAGTTGCCCTTTTGAAAGGCCTTTGTCATTCGAAAAAGACAATCCACATATTCCTCGACAAGTTTTGTTCTTGATTCTCCCGTTTCTTCTCCTCGGGAAGCGTGAAGTTTGATTTGATCCAACACCTTTCCGTATAAACTCTTGAGTTGATCCAAATCCAAAACACCTAAACTTGTTAATTCGCCCAAGAATTGACTATAACCGAGTCGATGCAACTTCTCCTTGTTTCTTTGTACAAATTGCTCATAATTAATGCATTTGTCCTCTGTAACTTCTTCAAAAATATCCATATATTTCTTGTAGAGTTCAGACAATTCATTCCGTAAATCTGAATATTTTACACTCAGTTCACTTATAATTTTTGCATAGAGAGGGCAAAAGGTAGGTTCAGAGGCTGCCTTCTTAAAAACGAGAAGCATAAAATCGTGCAAAAAATCCTTTTCGTTGCTATCTAGAATCTGTTCCAAAAACTGCTTTATTTCATTATAGTTTGATGCACTAAATTTATTGAGTTTATTTAAAATCACTTGATTCAAAATTTTATCCTCAACGGGAGCTTCTGTATTTACAAATTTACTCACATAGCGACCTGATTTTTCGGTAGAAGGCTGATGATTTCGCATAGGGTGACCAGAGTGTCCAGATTGACCTCTCCATTTATTTGGAATTGAGGAGCTAGTACTCGACGTAGACGTACCTCGCCTCCAGCTCACTTGACCATTACCTTCGTTTTGCTCTGCAGTTTTGCATATGGATCGAATGTTGTGAATTCGCTTGAGAGTATCGTCGCAAAGAGGCTGTGTGCAACCATGACGCAATTCCAAAATTTGTAAAATAGAGGTTTCTGCCATGTCCCCGTATCTATACTTGTATTGTATGCGGCTTTTAACCCTTATATACTTTGATTCCAACACGTAGATAATGAACACGCAACATTTATTTGAAGAAAGTGAATTAAAGGATCACATTTCTAAATTCGGTATTCCACTTCTTTGCGGAAATGATGAACTAGAATCTACATTAAAAGGACCATTTATCAAAAACCAACAAGCCAAGATTTTAGCCCTTCGCGAAAATGCGGATATTGTCGAGGATGCCTACAAAAAGTTGGTAGCCTGCAAAGAAGCTGAACAAGTTCTAAGATCGTACAAACAAACTGATTCGAGCAAAGTAGCAGAAGGTCAAATCTTTTTTACGGGGGACCATACAAAATCCTTGAATTTCATCCCTTATTGTATTGCAGCATGTGTATTTTTGAAAATATGGATTGCTCCAGCCCTTGCTCTCCTGACTCCTCTCATTCTTGCAATCATGCCCTATATTATTATGACAACGATCATGAATGTGCATATTGACTGGGAAATGTACAAAATTTTAATGCAGCAAATGGTATTTGGGATTCAGAATGGTGAGTCCTGGAAATTAAAACACTATGGACAAGCTGCATGGACCCTTGTAAGTCTTGGTCAAAGTATGTTGAGTCCTTTTATGACCGCCTATCATACATACAATCTCGACAAGGAAATTGTAAAACGCGGGACATGTTTAATTCAATTAAAAAATACCGCAGAGGAAATTCTAGAAGTCTATTCCAAACTATCGAAGAATGATTGGTATATGTATAAAGTACCATATATTCCCAATGATCCACACGAAGCAGCTGCGTGGATGAACGAAGAGTCCTTGGGAATGAAACAACTTTGGAAGATTTTGGGAAAGTTGGCTCTTTATACACAACTTGCGAGAGACCCTTCGTGGAAACCAGTTGAATGGCTTTCAACCAATAAACCCATGGAACTATACGATTTTTACGATCTGGCAATTCCTGAAGAAAGATCAGTCAAATCAACCATTTCATTAAGAGGACATAGCCTTCTCACGGGCCCCAATCGCGGCGGAAAGTCATCCTGTTTAAGAGGAATTCTTCAACAAGTTCTTCTTGGACAATCTCTAGGGTTTACATACAAAGCGCACGGATCTTGGAAACCCTATAGTTTAATGTTTACTAGACTCAAGAGTCGCGATACGGCTGGAAAAGAGAGTTTATTCGAAATGGAAGTCCGTTTTGCAAGTCAAATCATCAAAACAATAAATTGCAACCAACCCTCTCTCGTTTTGATTGACGAATTGTTTCACAGCACAAATCCACCCGATGCAGAAATTAGTGCCAAGTTATTTTTGGATTTGCTTTGGAAAAAGTCTGCCTCTAAAAGCATAGTGAGCACACATATTTTTAGTCTAGCCGAAACTGATACAAAGGCTCTCGTTCCGCTAATACAAAAGTTTTCCTGCAACGCCGAGGAACTTCAGACAGGAAAAATAAAGTATTCTTATAAACTTACGGAAGGTGGAATCTGCAGAGTAAGTAGCGTTGGAGAGGTTTTGGAGGAGGCAGGATTAAAAAGGGGTGCGCTTAAATAGTTCTTAAAAAACAGCTTAGAACAGCAGCAGTATGACCGCAATCAGCGACGCAGTAGTTATTGGAGTAGTTCTAGGTCTTGTCTTTGCGGCAGTAAGTTATTACTTGTATAGCCGTCAAACTCAACTTGAAAGAAAGATAGGTTTGATGGAAAATATACTTTTAGAACTCAAGGTTACTACAGAACAGACCCTTTTATCGTCAACAGAGGATCATATGCACACTGAAGAACCGCAACTCCAAATGCAAGCACAAGCACACGAACAGCACCAGGAACCGCCCCAGGAACATCACCAACCTGTGCCTGTAGAAGAAACGCGCGAGATTGTTGTGGAAGGGACTCGCGAGCAAGCTCCCCGAACTTCACCTGTAACCACAAATTACGAGTCCATGACTTATAAGGAATTGCAACAAATTGCAAGACAGCGTGGTATCTTGGGTGTTCGTACAATGAGCAAGGCTCAAGTTATTGAGGCTCTTAAAAATAATGACAATCCTTCTTCCTCGTCTTCTGCAGCTTCAACCACAATTCCACTTTCTTCTTGGACGAGTACTCCAATTGACGAATTGGCCTCCGCACAAGATGGAACAAATTCTATTTTGGCAACTCTGGATCTCGACTCTGAACCCGATCATGCCCGCACCTCTGCACCTGAAGCATCTCTTGTAGGTTCTGAATAATATTTAGAAAACCAGAGTAGGAGTTTATAATGGACAGAAGAGGATTTCGTATAGCAAGTTCCCCCAAACAGCCATCTTCGTATCTTGTAAATCAAGAAACAATGCGAGAAATTGATGCAACAAAGACTATACCTGCACCAGATTCTAGGTTTAGTGCCTATGCAGCTCCTCTCTCGGATGGAAGACTTGTAACTGACTATAGACAATCGTGCGTGGGAAGAGCTCCTCCTGGAAGCCAATTTGCAGTAAAAAGTTGGAGTGTGCACAATACAGACAATATTATTGAAATAAGCCGCATGAGACAAGTACAAAATACAGGACAAGCATTGGGTACGGCCAATACAGAACTTCCGCCTGCCGAGGTTCAAAGATGTACACCCGAAGGTTGCAAAATCGCCTCTTCTGGATTCTCAGATGGAATTGGAATTGAACGTGACGATAAGGCACCCCCCTTGTTTGGAACATTTACATTTCCACCTTCTTATGCAACCTTATCTAAAAATAAGCAGCATACAGAACTAAACAGGGTTATTGAATACGGAAGAAATACTCCAATGCGTTGGGGAAATCTCTACCAGTAGCCGTTACTTTTTGATTGAAATAATGACACTATCATCATGGGTTTGTTCACTGATGTTAGGTTCATTAGTCTTATCTTCTGCATCAATACCTTCGAGTTCCGAATTGGAATAGATAGACTCATCTATTGTGGTTTTCAAGGATTTGCTAGACTGCCCAAATTTATTGCGAAGCGCGGCGACACTGCCTGCCTTTCTCGCTGCAATCTCCTTGAGTTCTTTTGAGAGTTCGTCTTTTCGAAGTTCATGTATACTTGCTTTTCTATTCTTTGTCACATTTGCTCCTGTAGCTTTTGCCGCTCCCACTGCAGCCTGTTGTTCCAAAATTTCCCTGGCAGTTTCTCTTGCAACCTCTATTGCTACTTTTCGCGTCTTATTCTCAAAGTCATCCATAACCATTTGTTTTATGACACCTCGTTTATAATGCAGTGCTATAGTAGCTTCTGCAGCAATTCTTTTGAGTCGCGAAGTGTGATCCTTGTAGACTTTGGTATGTTGCAAAATTCCAGTAATTTCTGGCTTGACAACGTCTGCATCTTTGAATAATTTGTTAAATTCATTAATTGTTCCTTCTGGGATCGGCGGGCTCTGTTCAATGAGGCGATCAAGTTCTATGCGAAACATTTTTAGAAAATTAAACGCATCCATTCTTTCATCAGGATGTATGCTCATTTCGATGCACAAGAGACGATTGAATTTGCCCCAACTTGTTCCAGCGACTCTATGTGCTTCAGCATCTTTGGAATAGGCAAGCTTGTTGGCAATAGTAGTTATAATGCCCGCCAAAATAGACAATCCTCCAATACCGCCTTGTGCATATTTCTTAATTTCTGGCATGTCTCCCAGGAAACTATCGAGGGCAAAATTAGCAGTTCCAGTAATTGTGGATAAAATAATAACTGGAAAAATTAGCGCCTTATCGTAGCCTGAATAGAGACGGCTCGTTTTTTCGTGCATCCACCTGTAGCACGCGGCCTTATCGGCCCAATCTGCCATGAGATCTTCAATCTCTTTTGTCCAGCCATTGTGAAATCTCTTTTTTACCATATTACTTGGAGATACACTTGCCCCGTCGTCTTTCGGTGTTTCTGCTCCAGACCCAGGTCCACTCATTTTCCCCTCTTTCTGCTCTATATCATCTAAACAAATCTCTCATAACCATATTCATAAACACATTACACATGCCCTGTGTACTTGCATTCGATATTGGAATAAAAAATCTTGCATGGTGTTGCCTAAAAAAAGATGGCGAATCTGTCTCCATTCTTGGATGGGACAATTACAATCTGTTGGCCGACGAAAGCAATGTTGATAAAAAAGTGGCCCAAAAATGTTCCTATTGTTCGGCCAAGGCACTCTACGAGACCAAATCAAGTCTTGTAAGAACGTGTGCAAGACACTGCCCGCCCCTTTTACCGGCTCTTCGGAGTCCAGGAGGAGATCTTTTGAAAAAGCTTCCTGCTGTAAAGGATATGAAGGCTATGCTCGAAGCCAAGGGTCTGAAAAAGATTCCGATCAAAAAGGCAGATCTGGAAGAAGAACTTTCCAAGCACTATAGTTTGCCGATTCAAACGCAAAAGGTGAGCAAGGCACCTGATGCTGGACTTTTGCAAATTCACGATGGAATCAAAAAGCTTGTACTCGAACACAAGGAGCTCTGGAACACTTGTGACGCTATACTTTTAGAAAATCAACCCGCTTTTAAAAATCCGACGATGAAATCTGTCCAGATGCTCCTTTTTGCAACTCTTCGTCTTTTGTTGAAGCAGCCACCGCCTTTGTTGAAGCTCGTTCATGCGGGAAAGAAGGTAAAGGATGTAAAGTCTGGCGACGAAGGTTATAAAGACCGGAAAGCAGGTTCAGAGGCAAGAGCCGAGACATTTTTGAAAGATCCCAAACTAAGCGAATCTTCTAAATCAACTGCATCTGAAATTTGGAGAAAAGCAGCCAAAAAATCAGATCTTGCAGACGCACTTTGCATGTGTTTGGACTTTGGTGCGTAAAGAAAGTGCCTAAACTAGACTTTTAGCGAAAGAGAAAGAGAGACACATGTCCGTTACAATTCAAGCCATGGAAGATTTCGCAACTTCGCTTCCCGAAGTATCTTTTAATACGGGGGGCGGAGATTTAGGAAATGTCATAGAGGTTACTGATATCAATGATGATATGGGAATGAGCCTTTTGGCAAATTCAAAGTATGCATCGTCTGGTTCATCATCTTCCTCGTCGTCAAACAACATGAATTCTAATAATATTTTTGAAGAGGTCGAAGTTCAGCCTATTAATTTAGATTTTGCTCCATCCGCTTCTTCTGCATCTGCGCCTTCTCCATTCACGTCACCTACTATCAATATTCATCGCGAAAGTTCCTACCAGCCTGCAAATTCTTTTGGAGCCGATGGAGCCTATGCAAATCCAAACTCCTCTTCTGGACCATCCGTTAGTCTTGCACCTGCAATTCAAAGAGATCCTATTAAGGAGGGTGTAGAAAAGGCAGATTTGATCAACAAGCTGCAGCGTTTAGAAGCAAAAGGATTTCCTGTTTCGAAACGTTTTACAATGGACAATTCCTTGGAAGAAGTTAAGCAGGAATATACTCGTTTGGTGGATGCAAGACAGCTAGAAACGAGCATTAAATTTCAAAGAAATATGTTGATGGGAGTTGTTACTGGAATGGAGTGGATGAATAACAAGTTCGATCCGTTTGACTTGAAACTCGACGGGTGGTCTGAAGGTGTTCACGAAAGTATCGACGATTATGACGAAATTTTTGAAGAGTTGTACGACAAATACAAGGAAAAGGGCAAGATGCCTCCAGAAGCGAGACTTTTGTTTCAGCTTGCAGGTTCTGGATTCATGTGCCACGTGACCAATAGCTTTTTCCGTTCCAAGATGCCGAGTGCTGACGATATTTTCAAGAAGAATCCTGAATTGGCGAAGCAATTTGCTGCGGCTGCGGCTCAGCAGGCTGCACCAGGATTTGGTAATTTCATGGGCATGGCCATGGGAGTTCCTCAGCAGCAACAACCACAGCCTATGGGAATGGGAATGAATGGAGGTCCTGGAGCGTTTTTCAATTCACCGCAGGTCCCTCAGCACGTTGCGGCAAATCCTGTACCGCAGACTGCAAGACGCGAAATGAGCGGACCCAATGGAGTAGACGATATCTTGAAGACTTTTGAAGAAGTTCGAATGGCGGAAGAACAGCAGTCTTCGAATTTTCCTTCTCACCCCCCTATGATGCAGAGTCCGGCAATGGCAGCAGCCGCCGAAATCCAGAGCTTGGCCTCTGAAGATATTGGGAGCATCGCGACGGAGAGGACTTCTGGAGGACGTCGTCGCAGAAGACAAGCACCGAGTGGAAATATTGTGAGCTTGAATGTATAAATTATCAAATATCAAATAGAATTAGATGAGAACAATACCTGCTACACCTCATACACCTCCATCTAATAATTTTGAAGTATTAGAATCATCCTCTGTTGAGGTAAACGACTGGGTTGAATTAAAAGATAATTCGGATGAGGCAAAAATGTATGGAGAAGGGGTTTTGGGATTGAAGGAAGATCTTGCACCTAGACCCAATAAGCCAAGGGGTCTTGCCCACCATTATCAATCCAATATTGGAAAAGTTGTTACAAAGGGTCCTGCGAGTTTTGAAGGAGATGGTATTGTAGTTCTTAATCCCAACAACGAGGTTGCTTTAGAGGGGTACCAAGTAGTTTTTGAATTTAATGATATTGCACGCAAAGGATACAGGACTATTTATACAACGGACGAGATTAATACTATGGATCCAGAGGGAAGTGTACTATTTCCAAGTCTTTCGCGATTATCAAATCTGCAACCAGGAGTAAGGATTTATCAGAATACTGGAAAACTCTTTGATACACGCACATATTTGGAACCAGGAGAGGTATTGGTAGGTTATGGGGATTATTTTTCTATTTATCCGACAAATGTGCTTGAAATTTTGGGAGGTGGTCGTGGCGGCGGTAAGAAAAGAAAAACAAGAAAGGGAAAAAAGCTAACCCGTAAGAGAACTCGAAAGCAACGCGTAAATCGTAGGAACCACTAAATTCAATACGAGCAATACAGCTTTTATAATGGCAGCTTTATTAATTTTGAGTCCATAAAAATCGAGTCCAAGTGGTCTATATGAAAAATAAGTCTGAAGTTCTTCAATGGTATCTGAGGAATACAGCCTATGCTTATAAAGGTATGCAACAATGTGCGATTCGTATTCGTTTAAATCGCAAATTCTCCACAAGTACCACAAGAGCGATGTGAGTTTTATAACCAGGCCAAACGCATCATAGTAGTATTTATTGTACAAAATCGACACTAAATCAATGGGAACATGAATAGAAAGAATCAAGATTCCCATAAAGATTAAAAAATTCCAGTGCAAACCCATAATTCGTATTTTCTTGTAATGAAAGTTGTATTCTCCATAAAAGATATCCAAATCGGGCTTTCGATCCTTTATGGTTTTGAGCCACAAGCGAATATTTTCGGCTCTTTGGGACAATTTTACGCAGATGAAATAATACAAGACCGAAATTGTCGAGAAAAACAAAAACCATGCAGTTGACATGAGCGTATTGCCGAGTTGCACAAGAATGCTTGGATCAGAATGTGTGGTAAACTGAATTACAGCAAAATAGAGCCAATAGACCATGTAGAGCCAATAAAAGGATAAGGAAACGCGGTGCACATCTTTTCGCACATTGTTCATTTCAAAACAGGATGCATCGGACCAGAAGCGGTGAATGTAGAGCATGTAGATGTAAACAATAGTTATAAGAGCAATATCCGTAGACCATATTACGGCCTGTGTGGGATAATACGCGGGATAATACAAGGGGCAAAAGATCGCCGTAGAAAGAATAAGTGTACAGAGCGTGGGGACTCCGTATTTCAGAATACGAAAATTAGACAAACTGGTGGGAATAAGAGTTATATAAAACATTCGTTTGATGAGCTTATCGCACGCAGGAGCCTCTTTTTCCACAATTTCAGGAATGGGGATTTTGATATCCATGAGGGAGATGCTCGTGTGTGCATGGGATTGTAAGTATGGATGAATCTTTTCCATCTATCTAAAAACGAGGATTCTCACTTGCCATATCGCCACCTACAATTCCTTTTATCATTGTCATATTTTGCCAATAGACGTCAGAAAGGCTCTTTGGCAGTGATGCGGGAGTTCGTGTTTGCTCTTGTCTCTGGCCCGCGGAAAATCGCAATTGTTTTTCATTGAGGCGCCTATAAATTTCGGCCTCTTCGGGTGTAAAGGGCGTCGCGGGAGTCATTTGAGCCTGCATTTGAGAAGGAGTAGGCCCTTCTGTGCAACTGCTTCCTGGACTACCCAAATGGAACAAACAGAGACTGCTATTTTCGTTAAACAAGTAGCCAATAAGCAAGACAATGATGAGAGTCATCCAGAAGGCGACAAGGACATTGCGAGTACCGACAAAAAGAACAGTAAAGATCAAGATACGACGGACCCACGGATTCTGAAAAAACTGCTCTTGGCTTTTTGACATTTCCATTGAAATGAAGCGTCCTCCCAAATTGAGAAGAAGCATCATTGTTCCAATAAAATACGGATTGCTGTTGAGAGACATTATGGCTGCGTCAAGAGGTCCCAAAACCATAGGGCCTATTGCGGAAATGGGTGCTCCCGCGGCTACACTCGGGATGCTCATACTCTACTTTGTTTCCTTATTACGAAAAGGGTTTGTTAGAGTATGCATATCGTTCAAATAAAAGAAAACGGCCACGGCAAGAGCCAACCCTACACGCGGGCACCACCATGCGCCGAGGGCTACAAGCAAGACAACGAGGAGCCTCCACCAAGGATATGCATAGAGTTCTACGAGCCGTGTCGGATAGTGTGCCTCAAAGACACTTCCAAAAAGGAGAACGTATGCCAATATAATTAAAGTAACTCCCAAGCGAAGATACCTGTCTAGATCATTCATACCTCTTATTCCTATTCATGCCCTCGTATCTTTTACTTTGAAACGGAGGAGGATCCCATGGAGCGTTCGCTCATGTCTTGAACTGCGTTTGTTTTAACTTCCTTTTCGTGAATAAGTACAGGATTTTCTCCAAGCACTTTTTCGACAAACCATCTGTGCTTTCTGGGGACGATTGTATTTTCAGTATCCTCGATAATCAAAGCATCGCCGTCGAGTGGTATGAAATCTGTCAATCCTTCAGTAGACTTCTCTTGACGCATTGCATTGCTAATCAGCAACGAAAAGGCTAGAGCTGCAATAATTCCATGGACCCATCCAAAATAAAGTGTAATAAGGACTATGAAGAACAGACCCAATGATTGATAAATAGGAGATTTGAAGAGGGCAAGTGTTGATTTGGGAACTCGGGAGGCGTAGACGCAAAGAAGAATAAGTGCAAGCAACAAAAAGTAGCCACTCATTGTTTTTACTTCATTTAGCACAATAGGTCCCATCATAGCACCTCCAGCGGTCGGTGCTTGCATTGGTGCTGACGACATCTCTACCTTAGATCTATGGGAAAACTTCTCGTATGTTTTTTGTTAGACTACTTCCATCACCAGTGTATTTATAGTAGCACCCTGGTTTCATAAATCGGGTACGCGCATCCTCTAGTTGTTGTATGCAGGCTGGATTTCGATCCTTCAAACAATTCATATAGGATGTATAGGCTGCATTCGCCATTTCTCTGGAATTCGCCCCAAGAGGTTTTGATAAACCTTCAGGAATACTTGTGCTCCAGTCGTATCGAAATTTGCAAGAGTCGTCAAAGACACGCGACTTGAAATCATTGAGAGGCTTGGAAGATTTGCCCACATTCTTGTACAAGTATCCAACCCATTGATTGTAGGAATCCTGTTTGTCAAGTTGCCCTCCTGCCATTTGTATTTGCCGTATCATATTCAAGAGAGTTTGTGGAGAGGGAGCTTCTTGAAATCCCTCTTTCCGTAACAGAAAATTAGAAATAAAAACTAATATGACTATGAACATGACTCCAATTAAAACAACGCCTTTCGAGAGACGCATTCCTATTTTGATGACGTCTTTCTATAAATCAATTAGGAGAGTCCCCTAACAGGATGGACGGATGTGAATTAAATGATGCATTTCCAACAGGCCCATACGGGTCCCCAGGGTGTCAAGACCGCGCAAGTGCCGAAGAGTCGCGCAGACAAGAAAAGAAAAAGGCAAGAAAATGTCGGGGGCCACAGGCCACTTATTTGGACAATGGCTGGAATATGGTAGGTGCTGTTGATGCGGATCCCGACAGACAATCTTTCAAACCTCTACCGCCAGTTCCCGCTTTGAACACATCGACTGGATTGACTGAACATGCACCTGTGACTCAGCAATATAACTACGAATCCTTCGTTGGAGGAATGGATAGTCTTCCCGCAATTCGCAAGGATGTATCTGGACCGAATGCTTTACAAAAAACCAAGGACGTGCCGAACTTTTTTGGAGCAAGTCCTTCCGATGAACCTACAACCTCTTTGATGAGCAAGCGTGGTCTGACAGAGGCCTTCCAGAGCGACTCTGCCCCTTTTGTAAATGTGATTGGAACCGAGGAATCGTACAAGCTCATGCCCGATTTTGAAAAGACGTTTGGAAAAGCATCCACTGGATCCATCCCATCCGGACCAAGTCCTGTAGCCAAAGAAGACAACTATCTCACACCGACTTCCATGCTGCCAAATAGCATTCTTCCGGTGCCGAACGTCGATGTGTTCTGGAAGGAACATACGGGTCTCGCAGGTGGCCAAAGTTCCTTTTTTGGAAAGCTCAAGTATCCTGGAGGCTATCCTTCTGGCGAAGCTGAAATGGTGTCAAACGAAGATGTCCCCGCGAGTCGAAGGGAAGTTTTGACAAAGCTGGACAAGATTTTTGCTAGATTGGACGATATGGACGCTGCGAAATCTGAAAATGCACAGACTGAAATCCTCTTGTTTATCATGACAGGTCTCGGTGTTATCTTTCTTATGGACATTGGCTGTCGCGCCGCTATGAGGAGATAAATGTATGTAATTTATAATACAATTCGTATTTAACATAATTGTATTATATAGTTAATTATTTGGCCTCCGACCTCTATTTTCTATTGTTCTTGCGTGTCTTGCGACCAGAACGCTTGAACAACCCTTTGAAGCGATTCATCATTGATTTGGGTTTAATCACCTCAGATTCGAATTTACTAACATTTCTGGCCTGTTTTTTGGAAGCCTTTTGCATGGACTTTTGCATTCCTAGACGGGTTTCGTATTCAGTTTTTGCTCTTTGCAAATTAATGCGTCTTTGTTCTTCTTCCTTGGCAGCATATTCGGCAATGCGCTTCATTTCTTCCAACTCTTTTGAATACTTTGCCTTGCGACTATTGTAGCGCGAGCGGATATTGGATGTATTCTTTCCAAACACGCGAACTTTTCTTGAACCAAATTTAGCATTAGCAAAGACTTGTTTGTTGACTGGCTTTGTAAAATTCATCCTTACAATGCCTTCTTGGAAGTTGGGTGGATTGTTGAGATAGTTCGATGCAGCGGGTTCAGAGATAAAGATGTTGTTTTCACTTTGTGCAGTGGATACGGGTGATGCAGTGAGAGACAGGGGTGGTGTAGTAAAAGAGGATGATGCAGAAAGAGGTGGAATAGAAATGGGGGGAGGGGCTGTGATAGGAGCAGGAGCAGGAGCAGGAGCAGGAACTGAACCTGGAAGAGAAGGTTCCTCTTTTGATGCAGAAAACATTTTCCAAAAGGGTACTTTATTTGCTCTTGATGTAGTATTCTTTTGGGGTTTTGAAGTAGCAAATGCCGGATTCAATGTTGATGTATCTACAGGAATCGGAGGTGGGACAACTGCATTCTTTCTTTGAGTTTTTAAGGCAGCCAATGGATTCATTGTTATAACATTTTTAGAGGCATTATTTTTCCTTGTCAAGAAAGCAGGAATATTTTTATTATTTCTCTTGACACCTTGCAAGGGATTCATTGTTCCGGTATTATTTTTCTTCGTCATACCTTTTACAAACGCAGGGACCTTTTTATTCTTGACTCCCTGCAACGGATTCATTACGACTACATTTGAAGCAGGAGTTGAAGTAGGAGCAGGACCCTTTGACAGCACAGCAAGCGGATTTATAACTTGTGTTGCCATTCTATTATTAGTTTGTTTTTTTACTCTTTTGCAAGGTGCATCACTTGTATTGTTCATACAGGCCTCTATTAAGAGTCTAGTTACTTTTGCGACCATTGAGCAATCATTTTTGAGTAAAATACCATTGGCCTTTTCGCAAACTCCATTTTTTATTTGTTTCAAAAATATCTGTTTTTCTTCCTCTGTTAATTCTTTTTCTAGGATACCTCCTTCATTCAAGCCATATTCTTTTAGAATTTCAAAATCTTCGCTTGATCCACCAACTCCGCCGCCGCGCATGACATGGATTGGAGCAGACGAGGGTCCAGGATCGGGTAGATTGCTACTGGTTTCATTGAAACCTGGTGGAGCCGACATTCTACTATTTCATTCATTAAAATGGCTTAAGAAAAACCTATGTCTATGAATAGCCATGGAGGAACCAATTGCAGTTGGATCTGATACTCGAAGAAGAAAAATTCCATGTCGAAGAGAATTGTTGATTATGAGTCTCCAACGATTTTACAGCGAAAGGCCCGATTTTCAAGCTCTCATCCCGATTTTAAAGGGTGAAGGCGATATTTCTTTGCGACTCGTTGACTGGTTTGTTACAAATTACGCAAAAAAGCATCATGTAAGCTATATGCTCAATGGACAAGAATTTGTCGTTTATTTAAATTATAAATCGCAACTCAAGGCCTTTAGTAAAAAGCTTTTTGACCCTTTTTGCCGTAGAGAACGCATTTTATTTCAGTGTGGAGGCGGAAGTGATCAAGAAGGATTTGAGACGACAATCGGCCAATTAAACTTTTTTCGTTGGGCCTTTGAAAAGGATATTTTAACCTATATTCGAAACAATTTGACAGATATTGTGCGCGAAGAAAAGTTGGCACGAACGCAAGGCACACAAAGCTCTACAGATTCTTCTGTTTCCACCCAATCTGCACAAAGTGCTCTTACAATTTCATCAGGCTCATCAGGCTCTTCAGGAAAAACAACAAGGCGTAGGCGTACAGAAAAGGTTGCTGCAAGCACCAAAATGATGCACAAGCACGAATTGGAAGTTTGTTTGACGTTTGATTAACGGAATTTGGCCTTCGCCCTCAGTGATAAGGATACAATTTATCTAAATTTAGCCTTACGAAGTCTAAAAGGACGAATTTATCTAAATTTGGCCTTCATATCATTCAGCTTAGGTCGCATTCCCGCATATACATCTATAGCCTGTTCATAACTCTTCTTGACCTGCGATTCAGGTACATGAAGTTGTTCAAAATTTCGAGACAAGAGTCTATTGCTCACTTCTTGGTCTCTTGGAGGATTGTATTCGTACACGGCAGATTGGAGTTCGCGCACAACATTGCGAGGATCCGTAGCAACATCGAATTTTTGGAAATACGGGTTCTTCCCCAACTGATCGCCCTTTGCCTCAAAAGGTTGCGCCTGTCTATAATCACGTGTAATAGTTCTTGTATTTAATGGATTCATATCATAATGTGGATTCTGTTTCGACAAGTCTGGAAAGTTCTGGACAGGTCCTGGTGCATCAGTATTCCAGTGCTCATATTGTCGGGCATTGAAGACATCGCGAACAGGTTGTTCTCTTCGAGATCGCAACGAGAATTGTGGTAGAACAAGAGGTGGCCCTGAAGCAATAGGAATGTGCTCCATAATCTTCTAGAATAGAGTAAGTTTATTCTTTACATCCACATAAAGTATAAAGCTATAAAACTATGTCAATCAATGAAAAAAACATATACCTACATTATTTATATGACTCCGCAGGTTAAAAAGTTTTCTGGAATTCTCGGGGAAATTGATCTGCACATTGTATCGCTTCTCCTGGCAGGAGGTCGAACTATAATAGAGGAGCAGTATGATGGACAGGATCCTGTAGGCCTATATTCAAATACTTTGAAGGATCAAGGTATGCAAATCGTAAATACAAAAAGACAAATTATAAAAGGAAAATCATATATTTGGATTGAAGTTTTATACGATCCTTCACAAATAACTCCATTGAATGGGCAAGAAACTACCGAGGAGCTTGTCTGGAAGCAGTTTTATTATCCTTGTAAATCCGGTACGAAAGAAGAATGTCTTGGACTTATGGTTCCTGCAAAAGAAGTCTTGCTAAATCAGGATAAAAAACATCCTATACATTTGGCCCCGCTTTTAGATGCTTTGACAGGCCCTAAAGAACTCGTACTATAGAATAATAGAAGTAAACAAAACGTGATGAGTTCCATTTTTGCAAAAACGAGGCGTCGCATTCCAGATATTAGTGGAGGCTTTCCAGGTCTCTTGAGCGATCGTTCTGAGCAATTTATGAAATTCTTGGCGGTGAATTCAGAAGATGCCTTTACAAGGCCTTGGCATCGTTTGGAAAGAGGTATGCGATTGAATAGGCTTCGAAAGTTTGTGGATGACGAGGCCGAACGCTTTCAGTTTACAGAGGCCGATAAAACCGCACTCTTTAACACCCTTACAAAGGCTCTCGATAAGAAACAGCTCAATAGCAAGTCGATGGTGACGTATGATCCTGAGACTCAGAAAATTTTGGAAATAAAGGGACTTGTCTTTCACAAATCTGCAGATGGAAGTCTCGTTTTTCAAATAGTAGAGAGAAAAGCTTCAACACAGCGCAAGAGAGAGCCTAAGCCAACTGAACAAAATACTATACAAGAGTAAGGTAAAATTGAAGGTCGAATGCAACATCCGGTAGTCAATCATATGTTACCGAATGTTTCAGAGTTTATCCAGTCTCATCCACTCTATGCAACAGACGAGGCGAGTCTTGCAGACTGGAAGGCCTCCTGTAAAGAATCCTGGTCTCTCTTGTCGGATGAATTTCTCACCGAAGAAGAACGAGCTTATGGTACGTCTATCCTATCCATTTTCGTTGAGGCCTACGAAAACCTCGCTCGTCATGTGGCAGCCAAAAAACACAGCTCTGCAACTCATTGGTCAACAGCCGAAAGACTTGCAGCCATTCAGCACCTCTTGGAAAAGCCCCAAATAGAACAGCGAACAGAAGAGTGGTACCAGGAGGCTGCTACACTTCTTTCGGCAAGCCAATTCAGTACAATTCTAAAATCGGGTCGCACAAGAGGACAGCTTGTTTTGCAAAAGGTGTCTCCTGATAGTCTAGATACAAGACGTCGTCAGACATGTGTTCTTACAGAAGCCCTCAATCCATTTACATGGGGTATTCGCTTTGAACCGATCGTTAAACAAATATATCAAAGTCTGACTGCGACAAGAGTCGTAGAACTTGGCCGCCTTCGCCATCCCACAGATTCGCGTCTTGCAGCGAGCCCAGATGGACTTGTAGTTGAAGGTCCTGAAGAACGAATGGGTCGCTTTGTAGAATTCAAGGCACCTGTTACTCGCAAAATAATGTCTATTGTCCCCGATGATTATATGGTGCAAATGCAAATTCAAATGGAGGTTGGTGGCGTAGAAGAATGTGATTATTTGGAGGTCAAGTTTAATTCAAAATACGGGGCCAAGGATGGAGCACCTATTCCAGAAAACGTAGCGTATTATGGTCAAATCTATTTGATTGGAAATTTCGAAACAGGGGAAATTCTGAGATACGAATATTCGCCTTTGAAGGATATGTCATGGGAGCCAACACTCGACGCGAGTGCAAATGAAATGATTATTGAGACAATTTCCTGGTGGACGAACGAATGGTATCTCACAACGATTGGACGATCGAGAGCCTGGTTTGCGTCTGTGCAACCTGCCATCGAATCCTTTTGGGCCGATGTTGACAAGGCAAAGAGGGGTGAATTTCAACTTCCTGAAACGACGAGAAAGAAGAAGGAGCCTGTATGCAAAATTATGGTCTCAGAAAATAATGAAATGGTACATGAAGACACCCTGTTAATTGTCTCTGACGAATAAAACGCGGTGACTTGTGATATTTGAAATAGAGTTTTATAGCGCGCAAAAATCTATAAAGGGCTGGATATAAATCATGCACAAATGAATTTCCATTCGCAAATGTTATTTTTTGAATCGAAATTGTATCATATATGCATCCTGGATGAAAAATATTTGTAGAACTTATACCTCTCGAGTAATAACTAGATGCAGACCCCCTCTTAAGATGAACCATATAAAGATTCTGTTGGATTTGCATTTATTTTACTATACAAACATATCTTTACACTAAAGAACCAAATAAACCCGCCTAGAGACTTTTCACATTTTTATATTAGAAAAAGAATTCCATAGTAGAATGCTCCGAAAGGGAGTATGCTTTCTGTTTCTTTTATCGGTTATTGGCCAGCCTCAACCTATACATACATCGAGATTTATTCAAAGAGATTTAGCCGAAGTTGCAACCTTTGAAACTCTTACATCCACTTCTACAAGAACATCTACACAATCTGCAGTTCCTACTGCTACACCCCGCATGTCTATTACCCCAACCAAAACTTCTATACAAACAAGAACGCCTAGTGTATCGGCTCTTTCTACAAAAACTACAACTGCAACGCGTATTGCTACAAGTTCTTCTTCTGTTAGTAAATCAGGCACTTCATCGCGCACATCATCAGTATCGGCTTTTCAAACAAAATCCATCACATCTTCGCGTTCATCCACGGGAACAACCACAACTTCGCGATCGGCGACTGCATGTGCGACACCAACACATTCTGTTTCCTCTTCAAGGTCCTCAAAGGCTACTGCAACGCCTTCAAAAAGCGCGAGTTTGACGCGATCTTCTACCGGTTCTCCTTCTTCTTCTCTCTCTACAAAAGCGTCACGCAGCCCTTTTACCTCTCGATCAGTCTCTCCTTCTACATCTTCTTCTAAAACTTCTCAAATGTCTGCGACAGGAACACGAACAATGACTCAATCGAGATCAAGTACAACCTCTGTTTCCTCTTCAAGATCAGATACTGGTACTCGAAGTACTTCTCATTCACCGACAAGTACGAAAACTATTACAACTACACAGACAACAAGTAACTCTGCTTTTGGTACAAGATCGCGCTCAGAAACAAGAACGAGCACCATGTCTACCTCTACTTCTAAAACACCCAGTTTTTCTAGAAATCCGACGGGTTCTTCCTTGCCCAGTAAAACTATGACTGCAACTCGATCTGTTACAAAATCTGCATCTACAAGTCGATCAGGAACCGCTTCTGTATCAACTTCAAAAACAATGACCTTGACGCGCAGTACAAGTCCGTCTACTTCTGTATCGCGAACGACAACCAACTCTGCAAAAAGTACACCAAGTACTGGGCCAACAAATACGATAACATCTACAAGATCTGCATCGCGCTCTTCTTCAACATCGCCTTCGATTACTGCAACAAGAACATCTTCCAGATCATCGTCCAGTTCTCGATCGCCCACGGGCAGTCCATCTTCTTCGAGGTCTGTTTCGACGAGTCGATCTTCGAGTTTTACCCTAACTGGCTCTAAAACACAAAGTCCATCGTCGACTACAACACGATCAACATCTGCCTCTAGATCTGGAAGTGCAACAACAAGTTCGAGTCGATCGACCTCCACATCAAGAACTCAAACAGCAAGCTCTACAGAATCGAGATCTGCAAAAGTTTCAATTACATCAACACCTTCGGTTACAAATTCTGGATCTGTATCTGGTACTCGAGCAAGTACTCTGACACCCTCTAAAAGTTATATTACCTATATTTCAAAATCGGCATCAACGAGTTCTGAACCAAGTGAAACAACAAGAGCCACTTTATCATCTTCTTCAACAGGGTCAAAGAGTCCCATTTATACATTTACCAGCAATCCATCCAGTTCTTCGGATGGAAGCCGTTCGACATCGAGTTCAGGATCCAGCAGTAAATCTACGAGTGTGAGTCGAACTACAACAGGAAGTCCTTCTATTACTTCGTCTATAACATCAACGCGATCCTCGACTATTACAACAACGCGCACACCAATACTTACTATAACTAACAAAGTATCTCCGTCTTCTTCGGCCACACGCTCTTCTTCAGCCACAGCCGCAGCATCCAGAACATCGACATTTTCTGTAACAGGTTCATCTACTAATACAGGTTCAGGTTCTGTTTCAGAGAGTATCTCTTCATCTGAATCTTCAACAGGTTCTTCTTCAGGCTCTTCATCTATTTCTTCCTCATCTTCTACCACACCCTCTCCTACACATTCTGCGTCTGGAACATCGAGTGGATCTGCAACAGGTTCGAGTTCAGGAAGCACTTCTGATACGCATACATCGACAGGTTCTCCCACAACAACATCATCGACTTCTGCAACAAGTAGTACCTCTGGAACGGCATCGTCTTCTTCTTCTGCATCAGGGACCAGTTCGTCCTCTGCGTCTGGGTCTGGTTCATCGACTTCTAGCGGATCAGCAACTGCAACAGCGACAGGGTCTAAATCTTCAACGGGGTCCGGTACAATTACAACGTCTGTATCGGTATCCACATCTATTTCCTCAACTACCTCCCCTTCTGTAACAGAAACGACAACTCAAACCACGTCTGTATCCAATTCGGCTTCCGTATCTGTAACACATACAGGGTCTACTACACAAACGACTTCTTCTTCCGAATCAACTTCGCCAAGTGTTACAGAAAGCTCATCAGAGACAATCACTAGCACAGCATCTATAAGTACTACCGCATCTGTAAGTACTACAGGATCTTCTTCGATTACGGGGTCTGGATCACAAACAGGGTCCGAATCGCAGTCGTCGAGCGCCTCTCCTTCTGAAACACAGACTGCAAGTGTTTCAATAACATCTACAGGGTCTCACTCGACAACACTTTCACCTTCTAGTTCAGTTACGGATTCTGGTTCTTCATCCATGACACAATCTGCAAGTGTATCTGTATCAACATCTGGTAGTGAAACGATTACACCTTCCGTATCGAGTACAGGATCCACTTCTGGTTCTTCATCTATAACTGGTTCTATGACTGCTTCTGTGACGACATCAGGCTCTCAGTCGACCACACTTTCTTCAACCGGCTCTTCTTCTGAAACTAAATCAACAAGTGTATCCGTTTCTCCATCTTCTTCTCAATCAACAAGTGTTACAGGTTCAATCACAGGAAGCGAGACTACAACCCCTTCTTCATCAGGATCATCGTCCTTTTCAAACTCGCCTACAGGATCCTTGTCTGCAAGTGTATCTGTCTCAACTACAGGTAGCGTGTCAACAACGCACTCTTCAACTGGTTCTGTATCGTTTTCTGGTTCTTCGACAGAATCACAAACAGGGAGTGTATCTGATTCCAGTTCAGGCAGTCAGACAGGGACTCCTTCTTCTTCAGGCTCGGCGTCCTTTTCAAATTCGATAAGTAGTTCTGTCTCTTCAACTAGCACAATTTCGGCAACTCTTTCGAGCACGCTTAGCTCATCAGGATCGGTTTCCTCTACTGGATCAGAGTCTATTTCGAGTTCAGTTTCTGCGACTTCTTCTGTATCTTTTTCTTCTTCAGGTTCGAATACGATATCTAGTTCAGTTTCTAGTACAGGGTCAACAAGTTATACAAGTTCTGTTACCAATACAAGATCATCTTCGAATTCAGTATCTGGATCTGTTAGTGCCACGGGATCTATTACAATGAGTGGTTCAGAGTCATCTTCAGTGACGAGTACAACCACGAATAGCGTGAGTGGTTCAGAGTCATCTTCAGTGACGAGTACAACCACGAATAGCGTGAGTGGTTCAGAGTCATCTTCAGTAACGAGTACAACCACGAATAGCATGAGTGGTTTCGAGACATCTTCAGTGACGAGTACAACCACGAATAGCATGAGTGGTTCCGAGTCATCTTCAGTGACGAGTACAACCACGAATAGCATGAGTGGTTTCGAGACATCTTCAGTGACGAGTACAACCACGAATAGCATGAGTGGTTCCGAGTCATCTTCAGTGACGAGTACAACCACGAATAGCATGAGTGGTT